CAAAGGCAAATCCAAAGGTTATTATCTTAACGAGTTTTGAATTATTTATGATCATGGGATGAGTGTTACAATGATGTATCCACGGTTTACGGCGCCTGAATATCTCGCATTGGCAAATAATGCCCCATGGTGCAACCTAAACGATGGTTCTGTAGATATCATTTCAATCTCGTTTATCACCTCGATGTGACCATCGGCAGATAATGGAACTGATACGATTTCGTCGGTGGTAATATCGTCAGACAAAATGAAAGCCTGATAACCTACTATCTTTGCTCTGTCGATCGATAGACTTGAGAGTGTAATAACTTTGTAAAGTCCACCCGAAACCATATTCCATGCTCCAATGTTGAATTTTCGAGTTATCAGGTTTTCTGGATTCTTGTTTGTTATTCCTGTAATGGCCTCCAAAATATCTGTGACTTGTTTTTTAAGCCATTTTGTCCTATTTACTAGTTGCTGGGTAGGGACATTTGTCGGGCCACCGTCGCCACCCTGAACAAGCTCGTCCGTGCCAATTACATGAACATTTACAGGATATACTTCTTCTTCTACAAAATTTGCCATTTTATAAAGTGTTAAATGTTAAATCTACCAGCACACAACGAGCCGGTTTATATTCGTTAATTAATAATCTTACCAGTTCTTTAGTTGCATCGGAAATAGCATCAGCAACCGATATTTCAACCGAGAAATTCACCCAAATAGCCCCGGCGCCACCATCATAAAAAATTAGCCCTGAATAATTAAAAGTGCCATCATAGTAATTTCTTACTCCGATATGTTCGTTAATTACAACATTTGGAAAACCGATAGCCTTTAGAGCTTGTTTGATTGAATAGGGAGTTCCAACTTTCTTTTGAATAGCAATGGCGTTTTTTAAAAGCTCTCTTTTGTCGGCTTCTGTGACTGCCAAATCCCATCCTCTATAGCCTTGCACGTTGAATTGTTCTGCTAAATACGGAAGGGCTGAAGCGTCGACAGCATCAATCATGTAAACCATAAACGGCGACATATCAACATCATCAATCCATTTTTTAAACAGAGGTTCAAATATTTTCAGTATCTCATCCATTGTTTGCGCCGGTTATGTTGACAGTGAAATTATTTAAGTAAGGGAATTCGTTCAAATCCATTACAAGGTTATCGCCGGTTAATGACTTTCCGGTCGGGATAATCGTTACGGTAAGGTCATATACACCGGCAACCCTGCAAATACTTTCAATTTCTGAATTCACAATATCAAGACCCATGATCTTCATTTTGGCTTTTCCGAATGCGATTAAAGTAGGATTGACCAAAGCCAGAATATCTGAATTACTCGCTTTTGTGAATTTTATAATATCAACGTTTACCTCATACAGAACTTTGACAGGTGTTTGCACCACGACAGTATCAGTGAGCGGCCTGACCTTTTCGTCAGATAATGCAGCCTGAATTACGGCGGTCAATGCTCCATCTGCTACATTGCCGTTTGCGAGTAGTGGGTAAATATTCACCTGACCGTATGGAATAACAGGATTGTCCGAATGAGATACAACCGATACGTCGATCACAAGCGGCGAAGCGGAAAAAGTAAAAAACTTATATGCTTCACGTGAACCAGCAACCGAAAAAGCGGACGGCGCCTTATATGCCCGTGCCCTTAATTGTTCGTCCGTTTCCTCATCTGAGCCCCCTGCAGTAATATCAATATTTGAAGCGGTTGATAAGTAGGCTTGCACATCCTGAATCATTGAGATGGTTCCGATTGCGTAATCATTACCAATCAATCCGGATGTCATACATTCAGCATCTACATTCGCAACCAGAATTCCTGCCAAAACAGAAACATCATTCTTGGTAGCAAATACGACCTTTCCATCTGTAGAAATTACTCTGGTACCTGAAGGAATAATTACATCGCCATGGCCTAAAACCAAAGTAAAATGCAAAGTGCAAACAGCGTATTGAGGTGCGAGCCTTTCGATGCCTACAAGCTGGACCAAATAATCAAGAATTGGAGCGGTTGAAAATGCCAGAAGTTGACTATTCCCGACTGCGTTCATTCTCTGACGTTCCAAAACTAATCTGTAAGCCATGGAAGCACAAAACGCATATTCCGGCTGACCTGGTAAAAGTGTCCGGCCTGTTGTGGTTGTGAAGTCAGAAAGAACTTCGGCAAGTATAGAATCGGAATCAGTGGGTACAAATGAAGCGCTCATATATACGATTTTGTTTCAATAATACAAAATATTGGGTATTTAAGTACGGAAATACAAAATTATTCCGCTTTGATTAGCTCGATGAGCTTATCAATCTTTAATTTAAAATTCTTATCTGAAAATATAAGGTCATTAACTCGTTTGCAAGCATGTAAAACGGTTGCGTGATCTTTGCCGCCCCATGCAGTGCCAATATCTGAAAGCGACATATTTACAAAGGTTTTTGTTAAAAACATTCCAATTTGCCGATTTTCCTTTATTTCTGATTTACGTGTAGACATTTTTATCACATCCATGGTCATCCCTGTATAATTGCAAAGATTAGTTTGCACCCAACCAAGAGAATAAGTAGTTTGACCATTGAAATAAATCGGCCTTGTATTACGGACATTGCTTTTAAATTTGTCATGCCTGTAATGCCTAAGACTTTCCGGTGTTGCGTAGGTTTTGTATTTCATAATTTTCTATTTTTAATAAAATTCAATTCGTTTTTGATTATATTTAATATCAGCCTCGTGTAATTCAAGTTGATATCTTAGATTATTTGTTCGCCAATAAAATTTATCCATAAGATTTCGGACAAATTTGAGGTTAAACAATAGAGCTTCTTTGTGGAGAAATGGAGCTTGTTTTGTAAAATAAATGCAACCATTTTCAATTTCAATCAAACCAGCATAAGGTGGTATTTCTTCTTTTTTTATCAATCCTTTCGGTGTGACAAAAAAGAACTTATTTGGCTTATATTTCTTATTTATATCCTGCAAAAGATCATGTTTTTTATTGTGATAATTTTTCTTATTAAAATCACAGAAATAATCTGATCTACTTACTTTCACTTCGCATTCAATCACATATCCACTTTTAGAAATACACATAAAATCACTTTCGAAATCAAATACAAACGTATTGCAAAGCTTATATTCACTTGCGCTGTAATGACTCCAAAGTATTTTATTTATGTAAGTTGCGTTCATTTTAAATATTCATCAATAATTTTCTTAGCAATATCAAATCCCTGTGCAAAATGCGCTGCATATCCTAATTTGGTTAGTCTGCAAAGCATGTCGTATTGTTCTTTGATGTGATCGGTTTCACCTATGCAAACCCGGGCACCACCAACCATTCGATATTCTTTCTTTTTGTGAGAGGTTAAAAAACCGTCTTTTGTTACAAGTACAAAATCCTTAGTTTTCATCTCTAAGCACAATCCGTGTTTTCCTGCCCGTGGTTCAAGAATTATTATGTCGGGTAATGCTCTGCTTGATTTAAGGTGTTTTATTGCTGTGGCCTGTCCCATTGTTAAACGAATGCCGGATAAGTCAGTCAGGAATATAATATCAGGATAAACCCTTTTTAAATATTTGCAGACGTTTGAGTGTTCGGTTGCTTCGGGTGTCATTGGGTTAGGTTGTTAAATTCTTCGATTGCTTTGAATATTTGATAAGCGACTTGGGGAACTATGGCATTTCCTAGTGATTTAAGTCTGTCCACCCCTTCGGAAAGCCCATGATCATTTCTGACAACTCCGAGGCTTGGTCTGCTCCAATCTGGTTCCATACGTAAAAGTAAGTCAGAGCTATATCGCCACGCTTCATTACAACTTTCGATATCGAATTCTGACAATCGTTTCGGTTTATTTTGCTCCATCTTAACCCATCGCTTGCTCTTGGAGTTGGCAATAAACCAAATTCTGTTTCTTTGATGGGGGGGGCCGATAGAGCAAGCTGGAAGTATAATCGGTTGAATCTCGTACCCTTCATTTTCCAGGTCAATTTGTATTTCTTCGAAAACCAATCCGGCATTCCAATTAAGCAACCCAACCACATTTTCACCCACAACGAATGACGGGGAAACTTCTCGTATAACTCTAAGCATTTCCGGCCAGAGGTGGCGGTCATCTTCTTTACCAAGTCTTTTTCCTGCATTACTGTAGGGTTGACATGGAAACCCTCCTGAAATAATGTCAATTGCTCCCCTGAATGGTTTACCGTCAAATTCTTTAATGTCTTCATAGCATTTTGATTCTGGAAAATGTTTTTTAACTACTTTATTGCAAAATGGATCTATTTCAACGTGTGCAACATTCAGCCAACCCATCCAATGAGCTGCCAACTGAAAACCTCCAATTCCGTTGAATAATGCGAGATGTCTCATATCTCATCCCCAATGTTAAATTGTTCCTTTTCGGCTCTATTGATCCAGAATATCTTTCCGTTTCTTTTGACCTTGCAATAATCTTTGAATGATCCTGGTGAATTGGTTTGAATATCGCAAAGCTGGGAATAGGTGAGTAGCTTAACCCGTTTGTCAAAGCCGATTATGTTGGCTATTGTCGGGTTCGGGTAGGTAAAATTATCAATCAGGTTGTTGATTGAATCTGTGAGGCGTTGATCGGTGAAGTGGTTTTCTTTTACCCTTTCCATCAGGATTTCGTAAAACTCTTTCGTTAAATTCGGGAATGACTTTTTTAATTTAGCCATTTGAAGCATCGCACCGGAAAGAGTCAATTCGCCTTTGTAAATCGAAACGCTTCCAAAATTATCAGGATGGGACGTTTGCAATGACTGCTCCCATGATGTCCTCGCCTGTAGCGCCGTTGTTTGTTTTCCGTTTGTTTCCATTTCTTAAGATTTGATTTATTTCGTTAAATTTTGATACAATGATCGAAAGACTCATATTTTGATTTAACCATGTATCTGAAATGTTTATACATGATTTAAAATATGATTTCAATTCTTTGATTGTTTTTTCAGAATCAGCCTCTTTATTTTTTTTCCGATAGGCTTGTAAAATTGTCGAAGCTGCTTTTCTTTCTTTTCCGATTGCAGTGATGGTATATTCTGATTTATGAAATTCTAAATATTCATCTCTGAAAATTCCAATAAGAGAATCAATGAAAAAATACTTTTTTGGCTTAACTATATCGTTAGATATAGTTATATTATTTGAAGATGAAAATGAAATGGTTATTTCTGGGTTAGGTTCTTGGTTATCGTTTGGCAAACCCATGGGTTTTGTCTGGGTTAAGTCTGGGTTTTTTGGCCGGCCTCCTTTTGATCCGTTTAACTTGCACCTTTCCACATATTTAACCCTTTCCTCTATTGCCTTTTCTAGCCTAATATTGTACCAAAAACCGTCATGGTCAATCGCAAATTTTTCTTTTAAAATCGGGCTTATGCATCCAACTAAATTTTTGATATTTTTTTCAGATAATCGACCTTTTTGATGCATAAAAGAAAGTATAGTTATATACTTGCCACGATCAGAAAATGACATGGTAAGTGTTCCAACTATGAAATCTTGAGAATAAAAAAGGAACGCAGGATCTTTCATCTTACCTACTTTTTAAGTAATTCCTATACTTTTCAATTACTTCATTTTCGTCCCTGTGAATAGGCACAATGAAATGAGTCTTTTGCTGATCATCAGGAATCCAAACCACCTTCGTTTCAATGTGAGCGGTTAGTTTTTTGTGCTTTGCAATCATTCGTTTTTGCGCCTCTTCAGAATCAATTAACTCTTTCGAAAGTTTCTTTTTTAACTTCTTTTCCTCAAGTGAATGAATCGGAATGTCCTTTTTATTTTGTCTCATTGGTTGTGGTTTTAGCTCGTTCGTAGTTTCGTTTATAATTATCAATCAATCCCTGTTCAATATCAATATCCAGGTGTCTGGCAAGGTTCATATACACACAAATGCAGTCGATTAATTCACGTTCGAATTCCTGTGAATATTCTCCTGATTCATAATAAGCATCAACCATCTCTTTCTTTTCTTCATCTGCTTTTTCGAAAAAGTCAGTTAATCTCGTTTCTGGGTAAATTGACCCTCTGGCAACAACGGCTTGATAGTTTTCTTCAATGATTTGTTTTAGTTCCATGGTTATATAATTAAGCGGTTAAGGTTTCAATGTCCATTAAATCAAAAAATGAAGGTGATAATGCGTTTTGTTCGGCTGACCGCAAATAACTAACACCATCTCGAAATGATTCAGGATTTAACTCATTCCCAATACCTATACGCCCCATTTTAATTGCACGAAAAGGAACTGTAAATAGTCCGGCAAAAGGATCAAATATTGTTTCGCCAGGGTTCGAATATTCGTTTATGCATCTGTCTACAATATCAAATTGTAAAGGGCAAATATGCATGTTGAGTTTCTTCTTTGTCTGGCTTCCATTTAGTGTCAACATCCTGTTAATATCATCCCAAACGAACATGTTTCGAGCTGGAATATTTAAGGTTTGAAATGTCGCTGGGAGCTTTCCAATTTCATCCAACATTTTAGCGGTTTCCACATGCTGATCGTAGTTATAAATCCGGTCTTTCATCCATTCGGTGAAATATTTATTTACCCTATCGATTGGTATTTGTTTTAATTCCTCTGGTGTCAAAAACCTGTCGCCCGAGCTGTTCCATTTTGCCCTGGCATCAATTTGCCATTGTCCACGGGTGTAAATATTCTTTGTGTTATGATCCCATAATTCAACCATTTCGGTATGTTCGCCGCATTTTGGGCACTTGTGAGGTGTAAACTCCTCATCTGTCTTTTTAACCCCGTTCAGGTTCTTAAAAAAAGCACTACATGAAATACATTTATATCCTTTGAAATGACCTTTTGATTTTACAACCGGAACGTCCGAATAAGCGCGGGAGGTATCGGTAGGATGTTTTCTAAAAACTAAAACGTATTCAGGACATCCTACACCCATTTTTGAACCGTCTTTACACTTCTCAGTCCATCCTAAACGATACGTTTGATTGTTTTCCCGAACCACATCGGTTTCAATGGTGATGATGGCAACTTTCTTAAATCCATGTTTTTTGAAATGAAATAAAGTTTCTTCTAACATTCCATCCAGTGTCGGAAAACCGTCACCGGTCGTATTTCCAAACAAAACACGATCCTTTACATGAACACAAAATAAACGGCCCGGCATTAATACCCTGTGCAATTCGGGTGTTAAAAAGTCCATTTGCTCCCAGAAATGAGCGTTCGTATCAGTGTGCCCGAAGTCGTTATAATCAGGCGTGTATTCGTAGTGATTTGCAAACGGGATGGAAGTAATACCCAAATGAACTGAATTATCAGGCATGTTCATTGTTTCGGGAACGGTATCACTGTGAACGGCTGTGAATAACTTTCCCTTAATCTCTGATCGTGTTGTCATAATAGAGCGCTTTAATTTGTCGTTTATATTTGTGTTTGAAAGTCCGTATTCTTTGATAATTCCGGTCATTTGGTTGACCAAAACATCGTGTTGTGTCCATTTCCTTTGGAGAGTTTTTAAAATCTCTTCTTCTGATTCTGCATAAATTACATGTATCTCAACTTCGAAGGATTGCAAAAACCTGTGAATTCTGTGGATAGCCTGAATAAAATCATTGAATTCATATCCAATACCCAGGAAAATAGCTTTATGGCAGAAGTGCTGAAGGTTGCAGCCTTGACCTGAAAGGCTTGGTTTTGTTGGTAGGTATTTACTTCTACCTTCGGCAAAATCTAAAACCAATTGTTCCCTAACTTCCATGTCTTCGTTACCAAAAACAGCCTTTACATGAGGTAAAACTTTCTTTATTGCATGTCTTTCACGTTCCTGATCATGCCAAAGGATATAATGACTTTCGGGATCATTGGTTAATATTTCCATCATCTTTTCAACCCTGATATCACAAGTATCTCGCTTTTCCCTTGCAGCATCCTTTAAGCCAAGAGCGGAATCTCTGAACATCTTAGCCTGACCATCATCATCAAAACCGGCGGTGCTATGATCTACGTTTACCTTGTGGTAAATAACTTTCATTCCTGGCAGATCATAACCGGTATCATCATAACCTAAGTCAGATGGTTTTGTAATGAATAATGCCCAGGTTGATAGCCATAGAAAGAACTCGCGTTCCTTGTGAGGGTGTATTTTTAAATTATTCGCCTTAGTTGAATCCCTTTTAAAGAACCTGGTTAATGCCTGACCTGTGTCCATTACCTCCAAATATCCAGCATAATGAATAAGCTCTTTGTGTTTGTTTGGTGATGGTGTCGCCGTGCAAACGAATTTGTATTTTATTCCTTTGAACTTTTCGAGGAATGTTTGATAGGTTTTTGATCCATAGGAGCGCAATACTGAAGCCTCATCCAATGAAGTTACAACAAAGTATTTAGGATCTATATTTCCATCCCTGACACGCTCATAATTGGTTATGCAAATACTGTTTTCAGGTGCGTTTTCACATTCGGTTTGATTTCTAACGTATGTCAGGTTTATTCCTAACTTTCGGTTGGCATCTTTGAAAAATTCCTGACGAACTCCAAGGGGGCAAATAATAAGTGCTTTCCCGCCCTCGACTTCAAGAATTGTTTTACAGACGATAAGTTGTTGAATTGTCTTACCAAGTCCGAAACTTTCAAATAGCGCCCGTCTACCTCCACGAATAGCCCATTCAATCGCATCCTTTTGATGAGGTTTTAAAACTGTGCCATCATGGAAAGGATAATCATGTAAGATAAAATTCAATAGTCCGGTTTCCGGAGCTACGCAAACCTTAGATTTTAGGAATTCGAAGTATTGTTCTTGTTTTGTCATGGTTTCACTTGATTAAAAAGGTTTGCAATTTCATTTACAAAGTCGATCTGAATATCTTCGGTTGAACCTGTGACCGCTTTGGCTATTTCTCGCTTTCTCTCGATGATTTGATAGATATGATTGTCGATTGTGTTACGTCCGAGGAAATAAGTCACCTGAACGCTTTCTTTTTGGCCTATTCTGTGTGTTCTATCTTCGCATTGGTCACAGTCGGCAGAATGCCATGGAAATTCAATAAATGCAACCCGAGATGAAGCGGTAAGAGTTAAACCTACGCCGGCGGCCTTGATAGAACATACAATCAATTTACACCGTGGATCATTCTGGAAAGCATCAACTGATGCCTGACGTTGTTTCATATCATCGTCGCCGGTCACCGATACCGTGCCATGGGGAAATTTATGTTTTATGGCTGCAATTACTTCTTTCAGGTGTCCGAATATTACCAGCTTTTCACCTGATTCTAAAACATCATTGATATAGTCGTACACATCGTTGAGTTTGCCACGGGCCGAGATGTTTTTTAAGATTCCGATCCTGGCCATAATCTCACCTTTTAAGGCTGATTGAATCTTTTCATCAGAAGCATCTTTCCATTGTTTCAGGTAGTCAATTAAGCTCGCTTCAGCATCAGCGTATTCTTTTCGGTTGCTGATTTCACAAGAAACAACCTGTCGCATTTTGTCCGGCAAATCTTTCAAAACCGCTTTCTTTTCCCTGCGATAAAAACAGTATTTATTTAGGTTGTAATTGAGCTCTTTGAGGTTTGAGGCTTCACGATCACCGGCGCAATACCGTTCAATGAAGTTTTTGTAACCTCCGAAATATGAAAGACTGTCGATAATACCAAGCTGAGAAATAAGATCTTTCGGTTTGTTAATTACAGGCGTTCCGGTTAAACCAAGAATATATTCTTTTCCGGTGCAAATACCTTTGGTTAGCTTAGTCTGAAGGGTTTTGATTTCCTTGCACCTATGAAGCTCATCAATGATAACAGACTTAAAAATGTTAATCCGTTCATCGAATTTGATATGATTTAACCGTAGGTTTTTGGCTTCACCTTTGTCGATTGATTTGACAAAGTATTTTTTCAAGCTTTCGTAGTTTGTTATGTAAACTTTGACCATTCCTGATTCAAAATAAAGCTGATAGTTTTTCTTATTCGAATCTTCCAGAATCATGGTGAATTTACGTCCTGTCCATCTTTCCCATTCACGCTGCCAGTTGAGCTTTAATGAGCTAGGACATATTACAAGACACGGATAAGCGTTTGTTGCAACTATGGTGGCAATGGCTTGCAAAGTCTTACCAAGTCCCGGCTCATCTCCAACAATAGCCCGTTTATGAATCAGGTTATAAGCAACCCCGTCACATTGATAAGGAAACATCTTTCCGGTTAAAGGAATATCAACCTGAAGTTTTGGCATTTCAGGAATATTATAATTTACCACAGGCTCAGGCTTTCCAAGGTTCCACGAAAAACCGTATCTGTGAGAAAATATTTCAACATCCCTTCGGTATTTAACGGGTACAATCCATGTCTTTTCGTTTGCAAGAAACTTCCTTTCAGGTAGGTTCTTTATAGCTTCAACAATGCGTGGATTGTAGGCAAAATTGAACTTGAAATAATTTTGAGTGGTAATGATTTCCATTATTCGTTTATGATTAGGATTGTCATTTTTGAAGCTTTGGACCGTTGATAAAAATCAGCGTCTAATTTTGTGTAGTATGTTGATTGTGTGCTGTACGTAAAAGGTTTTGGTCCGACGTGATCTAATTGTGCTTTTCTGAAATTCTTTAGTAGTTTCATGCACTTCTTTTCAGTTCCTTCAAATTTTAGAGATAGTCTGTCAGATGTAATTTTGATAATCATAATTTCTACCTTTAAAAACCTCCGACTTTCACAAGGGGAAGGTCTGTAACATGATTTTATGTCGAATAAATAATTTGTTCGCGCTGCATGGTGACAGGATTCACGAACTATGAAATTCAATAGTCTTTCTTGTTAAAACTGTTCGGCCTGTTGCATTTCGGCACCTACAGCAAAATTTGGATGAGGGATAAAATCAACAGTTACACCTTTTTTACCTTTCCCTTTCTTCGGGTTGATAATTTCGGCCATGTGGCCAAGAACAGCCTTTCCAACTTCGTCGAATTCTTTTTCGTGTTCGAAGTCATCAGGATCGCCAGGCTCTTTGTCGAAAGGAATTTCGAGCTGTTTAATGGCATATTTCCCGTTAAACAAATATTCGTTAACCTCATGTTTTAAGGCTTCAATGTCGATTGCCAGCTCCTGACCGAACTGATATTGGTCATCTTCATTTTCATACTCCGTAAATGGAGAAATCAAATTCAATACCTTTTGTCCGATCTTTCGTGAGCCTACAAGACAAACACCTTCATTATCGGCTGAACCGGACACGCTAAAGGATGTGATTTTAATCCTGTCAAGCGCCTGAACATTATCAGCCTCATACTCCGTGCAGCTGTCCGATTCTTTCGTGTCGCACATGTGAGCAAGATGGAATTTTAACTTGTCCATGGCATTGATAAGATCATCATGGACCAATTGAGAACACTTTTTAGTGACTTCGTTCTCTGTATTGTCATCGTTGATTTCGGTAAGCTCAACCTCCAAGGTTCGACCTTTGGTTAGTTTAGCTTTTTTGATTAGATACTTCATTTTTCACCTCCGTTTTTATTAAATCATTTTTACTCATTTCGAATTCAATCGTGCCATTTTCACCATGTTTGTTTATGGTTTCGATATGGACTTTTGTCACCTGGAGATTATCAGGTAGCTCCAAGATTTTTTGTTTTAAAGACTTCATTTTCACTGTTCAAATATTTGGTTAAAACTTTCCGTTCATTTGCATCTCGGCTTTTGCTTTAGATATTAGGGTAATCATAAATTGTTGTTGGTGCGTTGCTGTCCTGTTAAGCCTTTCAATCCATGTGACCATGTAATTTTCTTTCTTACACGAACTTTCGGCAAATCGCTTTTTTAAAGATGGCTGCATGGTTCTGTATTCTTTTTCAACCCATACCAAAGCGGCCGATAGTTTCTGATCCTGGTGATATTTCGCATCTGCCAACATTTTGCCAGTTCGAGCCATAAATACATTAAGATCATTGCCCCTTTGCGCTGCTTCGTTTCCATCTTCGCCAACTGTGATTTGTAAAAAGCTATCGATTTGTAAGGCTTCGACTTCCAGTTCTTCGAGGGTTGAAATGTGGTCTAACATGCTGTTTTTAGGTTAAATTCGTGGAACAGGCTCCAATATTTGAACGCGAGGTCTGTAAACTCTTCCATTCCTGATTTGAAAAACTCATCGTTTCGGGTAATGGTGATTTTGAATATTTTGAAGTTTACTTTTGAAATGCCTATTATGACATCCTTTTCGGCTCCTGACAGGGTCATGTAAACAGCTCTTTGACGGTTGTATGAAAAATGATAACAAGCATCTTCGAACTGTCTTTGATTGGTTGCGGCGGTTGATTTTATGTCACCTCCCCATTTTAGCGATGGCATCCACAAATCAAACTTGCATCTCATCCGAAGTGAAAAGGGTAAATTCCCGTAGTTCAGATTTACATCCTTTGCAAATACCTTTTGAAACTCAGCAAGCATCAGAAGTTGAAAGCAAAAAGGATCTTTTCTAAATGCCTTTTTCATGGCCGTAGCTTGCTCCCATTGTTCGACCGTGAAAGGTTGTTCATAATCATCAACCGTTCGTTTGTAATAGTCGAGCTTTGCTGGTTCTGTAAGCATTGCATCTATGAGATTTCCGAACCTATAAGCATTAGTTGGATCGATGTCAAGAATGTCAGGATAGAAATACTTCTTAAGCGCTGACAGGTCGCTGTTTGAAACTTCGTCTCTGTCGTAATAACTATCTTTCATTTGTAGATATAGAATATTTGTTTTGTAGTTACCAGGTAAGCTATATCTCTAAACCTCATGGAAATTATTACGGCTGCCGGTTTAACTCCCCAATTTGGCACATAGACAGACTTACCTTCATTTGCAAGCCTCATTAAATCCATGAGATTTGAGATTTCCTCTCCTTTGTAGCAATTCTTACTTACCTTTTCCATTGTTACTTTTTAGCAATCGCTTTATAAGTCTCCTTGTATTTCAAGAATGCCGAAGTGATCTTTTCTTCATTCTTTAGCGCCCACTTTTCGGCAAAGGTTTTCATTTGAGTAAGTGTCTTTTTGCCAAGGATGTCAATCGGTTCTTTCAATCCTTCTTTTTCAAAGTAAAAAGCCACCAATTGCATATACCCGGATGCATGAGTTACCTCAATTTCATACCCTTCTTTGATTTGCGCCGGTGTTTCAGTTACGGCAACCTGTGAATCAAATTGAAGATTGGCCTGCAAAACTTGCTTTTGAGTTTCGGATTCTTGCAGGGCTTTTGCGTTCGCTGCTTTTTGATCTTCTTCGAGTTTCTTTGCGGCATCTGCCTCACGTTGTTTTTGCTGTGCGATGAGCAATTCGGCATCGATCTTGTTTGCGTTCGCTATTTGCTGCAATTCCCGATATTTGGAAGGAATGTGATCAAGGATGTCGGACTTCAAACTCGAAAGTTGTGTTTTAAACTCTTCATTAAACTGGTCAAACTTTCCGGCTTTGGCGTCTAAAGTGACGGATTGAAGTTCTTCGGGTGTCAGGTAATTTGTAAAGACATTTGCCCTGAATTCTTCAAAATGCTTTTGATTATAAACCGGATTCCAGGCTTTCAACTTTTCAGCATACGCCTGCGAGTTTTCCAAAGTCATTTCTTCAAATCCCTTATTGACTGCAGTCTTTTGCGATGCCAAATAATTGTTGAAATGAAGCCTTAACTGACTTTCGATTTGAGTCTGAACCTCGATCCTTTCTTTGTCGATCAAAAGTTTCCTTTGCCTTTCCTTTTCGGCCTTTTGGGCTTCTTCGGCTACCTGTTTGGCACGGGCATTTCTTATAACCTGAATCTTTCCGGGCACGGTTTCTGAATTGGTAACATCCAAAGAATTTTCGAGGGTTGTGAATAACTTTGCAATCGCTGTGAACATTGAAGTGATTGGACTTCTTTCTTCGTTGAAGTTGCCTTTTGCAGTCCGGCAATTGACCAAATACCCGTTTAATCTCTGATCTGTGGCCTCTGAAAGTATGCCGTTGGTTTTTATTTCTTCGTTGGCAATTTCAATGAGGTTTTGACCTACGCTTTTGGCCTTTTCAGCTCTTTGCTGAGAATTCATGTAGATCAATGGAGCCTTGTCAAGTAACCCTTTAAATACTTCGGGTTTGAATGTTTCTGGGAGCGCTATTTGTATGTTTTCCATTTTTAAAAAGTATCGTCGTTTTTAAATTGAATTCCGGGTGTATCTTCTGTTTTGGCAGGTTCGGCAAATGAGGTATCGTCATGAGTGACATCTTCGACATGGGTGAAATCCTGCCTACCTTCGTTTAATCCGTAGTCGATTGCGGTCTGTTCTTCAACCTGACTTTCTAATGTCGTAAAGTCGCCAGTTCTTACCTTTGGATAGCTTCTGAATGCGTGTTTGATAATCTTCGCCTCAAAGAAACCGGGATCAATTTGACCATCATTTGAAGTATAAAGGGCATTCGCTTTGTTATCTGTAGCCGTGCCTTTATTGTTCTTATTCGAGTACCTTTTCAGCCTCTCAACATCATCCTGAAGCATCCATTGAAAGTCTATTGTGTCATCGTTTCGAGTGATTTTAATATACCCTCCGATGATCTTTTTGGATATGCGAGGAATGGCAGGTTCATAGGTTACTTTCTTTGAGCCATTTTCATCAATGCGAACTTTAAAAACGTCACCTTCATAAATCACGATCGGATTATCGGCATACTTGATTTGACCAGCTCGCATTCTCATTACCAGTTCACCATAAGGGCTGATCTGCATGTACGCCCGTGGCTCCCATACTTCTTTGTTGTCTTTTACGGTTTTCACGTTTCTGGTTAAAAGATAGCAATGAGGTTTGCTGCCTTGTTCCAATGACAAACCGTTCACCGCAGCATCAAGAAAACAACCGTATAAACTCATACCGGTGGCCCTTTGAAGCGGCTCGTTTTCTGTGACCATTTTACAGAAGTTCCATTGTTCTTTTGCATAGATGGAAGCTCCTAACTTTGATCCGTGAATTCCGTTGTAAAGCTCAATGAACTTTGCTGAGGTGTTCGGATCTTCGACTATTTGAGCGGGCGTTTTCCCCTCAAACTTTGCGATTGCATTTTGTAATTGATTACTCATAGATATAGTATTAAAATGTTTAATTATTCAGGGAGAGAATCGAAGGTTTTCAACTCTAAAACCCTATGTTCTTTTTTGAAATCGGGGTTACTCATAAGCATTGCCCGTTTAAGCTCATAAACCAATAGGTTATTAGCCTGTCCGATTAATTTAGACATTGCATTTGCCTGATTTACGTCAATTTCGTTTTTGTCGAGCTTGTCCATGTAGGTGCAAAGTGTTGCAAACATTGACTTAGTGTTTACTGGCATCATAATACTTTAGATTTTGATTGTTTAATTTTTCTATTAATAAGTTTTACCATATCTTCCACAACGTGACAAATTTCTATTTCGCCATTGAGATTATATACCTTATTCAGGCTGTTAAGGCTTTCAACTTCGGGTATCAGATCGTCGTAACCGCATTCATATAAGTATTTTTTAGTAGTTTCATATTCGTTTTGCCTATTTGGGCCTAAGGATATTTTTATGGCATCTAAAACCGGAATTTCACTTACTATTCCGTAATATCTGGTTGCGCTTCCATAGACACTATGCACTTGAATACATGTACTACCTTCGATTAGTAATCTTGTTCTTAATTTTTTGAAATCATTATCTAGTTGTTCTGATTTTCGAACACGCACATGCCTTAAATCGCTCGCCTTGAATATCAAGTCAATTAATGTAAATTTATCAGGTCCCGAAATCGTAAACATTACACATTCGCAAGCGGTTATAATTATATATTCGCCATTTAAATAATATATAATCGACTTACATTGCTCTTGCGGATAAAATAAGCTTTGGTCTGTTTTTCTGCACGATGGCTCATGATGAGTAAAGCGTATATGTTCCATTTATTTAATTTAAAATGTTCGTGACTTTCTGTTTTCAAACTGCCTGAAATAGTAACCGAAATCTTTTATTTCAGCCTTATTATTAGTCCGTTGCTTTAAAAGATACCTGAAACATAAAAAGATGAGAATGACTGCCAGGAGAATGAATATTACTCCGGTTAATTCGTTGATGTTTATCATGATTATCTTTTTTGTTTGCTTAGAATCCTTTGCTTAGTGGCTTCAATTCGTTCAAGTCTGAGATTACGCCTTACAGGTTTGGGAAGACCGTTTTCGAGTTTTTGCAGTTCTTCTTTATGCATGTCAATTAAAATCTGTTCGCTAATGATTACAAGTCTTAATTGCTTTGCCTTTTTGGATATCGCAGATTTGACAATATTATCCATGTCTGGCGTTTCGTTTTGTTCGAGGGCTTTTGCTAACATGATTTTACCTCCTCAAAAATTACGTTTTTATCTTCATTTAAGGCGTGAGCTATCTCGCATATTGACCGATCGTATATGTCGTCAAAAAATAAACAGCCTTCGCACATATATATTTCTCTCACGCACTTCACTGTCTTGCCTCCGACGACTCCGGTTTCTCCTATTGATAATTCTTCCATGGCTCAATTAGTATGAAGTTGAGGGATATAAATCAAAGGTTTAAAACAAAGTACATGTACTTCCATATTCTTAAACTCTTCAGGGTTCATGTATTTGGCTTCACCGGCAAGGAATAAGGATTCGTCATTGTTTTCGATTGCCATGTTCATAAGCTCACCTATTTTAAGTTCAAACAGATCCTTTGTCAGATCGTAATAATCCACGTTTTCGGGTGTCAGGAATTTTAAAACCATAAGTGAAAAGCTTTAAAGATTGCGTAAACAATGAAGAAACCTACCACGCTGCCAATGAATCCAGCTATTAAGGGCCAAATAAGAAACCATCTTCCGGGTTCCGTATTTGCGAGATCATCACTATCCATGTAATCTGAATAGTCTTTGTGAGGCGTTTCGATTATTTCATGTTTTGATTCCTGATCAATGATGTCCTGAAGTGTTAATTTTTCGTAAGTATTCATAGCTTTTGAGTGAAAATGTAAATAGCAAACTTTGCGATCAGATAAAATGCTAAAGGAATCCCGATGATCAGAGCGATGACAGTAAGTATAGTTTCCATGATTAGTCTATTTTGCGAAGTTTAACCTCGAGCCAACCGTTTTTCATAAGGGTAGAAACCTTTACCGTGTCGCCAGCTGAGAAATTAACAAGTGGTTGCTGATTGATTAGAGTCCGGCCATCCTGAAGCCTTGCAGTTACGACATAGAATTTACGCATGTCATCAATTGAGGTGACGACTGCAAACTTGCTGCTAAGCTTTTGAGGGCAGCATGAGAAAAGGGATAGGGAAAGAATGAGAATTAGTAGTGTTTTCATTGTGTTATGAGTTTAGATATTGTTTTACAGCCTGCGCAATTAATTGCGATGCGTTAAGGCTTGCCATTTCGCAATTATAATTTCCTGAAATGTTTTGCTTTTTGATCTTTTCAGAAGCGAGGGATTCAGAGAATTTAATACTTTCAAGTTCAATGACCGAAACCGTATCTCTAAAGTTTGCGTTCTGTGGAATGTTGCGTTTTGTTTTAACTTCGGAAACCTTACCGCCAAATAATGGTTTATAAATTGCGTTTGTGCAATCTCTGAAACCGTCCTTATCAACTCCGTGGGCTGCCAATGTTGTGGTGAATGTATTCCTGAAATATTTACCTTCAAGCCTCTTTCCGATCCACTCATCAGATTTACCGTGTTTTTTGTAGGTAGCAAAAGCACGATCAACTATAAGGTCAGGGTTCTTTTCTTCTGCAACTCTTTCAAAGAATACACGATTGACCAAAACCGCTAAATCAGGATTTAAATACTGAGCATATTCTGAAACGATAAGCTTGTGAGCCCACGTTCCGCCACCCTTACCCCTCTTTACTTTTATAAGGTAATCAGGGGTTACCTTTTGTAATCTGCTTACTGCCTGAATAAAAGATTTTGTTTGTTCATTGTCTAACCAGAATTTAGGAGCTTTTGTTTCGATTGAACCTGTAGCTCTCCATAAGTCAGTTAAACTCGACATTTCACCATCGGTATTAATTGTTAAGTCAAATCCGTGGCTTACATCTAAAATCTGAATTGAGTTCATAGGATAGTTGTTAAAGGTTAGTTCAAAGCGACTTTTTGTCTTAACTTTTCTTTCTCTGTGTCAAATGATGTCTTTAACTTTAAGGCTTCGGTTATTACCTTTTTGGTTAAATCGAAGTTCTTAGACTCATTTTTGAACACCTGCCATACAAAAGGAATAGAGCAATTCGATTTCTTTGCCAAGGTTTTTGCAAACCCTTTAGGCATTGATTCTCTAAGCTTTGTTAATTGTTCGTCTGTTAGTACATTTTCCATTTTATTTATTTTTTTAACTTTTTTAATTAAATTACGTATATTAGATAAATACATATTGAATAAGGACACGACAAATGTAAATAATGTAAAGACATTTGTCAAGTCTTTTGGCAATTATTTTTTATTTATTTTTAATTATGGAAAATATAAGCGGTGAAATTTTAAAGAATGCGCTGAGAGCTCACAACTTAACTCAGGACTATGCCGCAAAATCTTTAAACGTTAGCAGACAAACAATAAATACATGGTGTAAAGCGGCATCTTTAGAATCGGATATTATCGAAAGGATAACCGAAAATCTTTTTATAGACCTTAGGGAATTCAAAAATAGAACTACCTCAAAAACTAACATGGATAGGTTTTTTGAAACTGAAGTGGAAATGATGAAGGATAAGCTGATCCTGACCTATGAGAAAATGATCAAAGAATTAGAAGATAAGGTTGAAGGCTATAAAAACGAGGTTCGAGAGCTACAGGAACAAATGAAAAGCGAAGCATTGACTTTGAGCAAAAAAGCAATCGTTAAACCAAAGGATCAAAAATAAAAATGTGCAGATTTGGGAAAGTTACATTTCTGACTATAATGATAACACGATTATTCAATTTGATGATAATACTCATGGATATTTTATAAATGTTTTTTAACACACAAACTATGAACAAATCCTACTCAATTAAAAGCGATAGTTCTGACAGCATTTATCAAGTTACGTTCGGATTTGATAATGGCCTGAATTCAATTAATTGCACATGTGCGGCGGCTGATAACGGAACAGTGTGTAAACATAGGGCAGCTTTAATGAATGAAGACTATTCGAAGCTTGTCAGTAAAAAAGACATTGAATCATTGAAGGAAACTATTTCAAAAATTGATTTTGACAGATATTCGAAGCTATTTTCAGAGGTTGATAAAATCGACTTGCAAATAAAGAAGCTTGATATTGAACGTAAGAAACTGAAGAAAGAGGCCGCTAGAAAGCTGGCTGAAGGCTTTTAAATACAGGAACAAAAAAAGGAACAAACAGGCCTCAAAAGCCATATAATTAGTGAAAATTACAAACTTAAAATACTAAATATCAGTATAATTATAAATTGCTTTGCCAATCTCATCCTGGGCACGGCGTTTTGTAAGTACAGTATTTATCAGGGTTTTGAAGTTTGTAAATTGATAAAAAGGAACAAAAAAAGGAACAATTGATAAAATTTACAGAACCAAAAATCAGTAACACGGGCCAAGAATGGTTCGTGTTTTTTCGTGCCGTTAATCCGGAAACTGAAGAAACCAAGCTATTTAAATTTAAGCAAGGGTTGAACATTAAATCCCTTACCAAAAAGGAAAGAACGTCAGCCGCAAATGATCTTCGATTTGCCTATTCCGACCTGTTAAAAAACGGTTGGAATCCCTTCACTGGAAAACAGACCAATCCCGAACTTTCAATAACGCTATGCCAGGCATTCGATAATATTCTTGAAACTAAGCGGTCATCGATGAAAAAAAAGTCGGTCAGAAATTACACCGACATTTCAAACATGTTTCAAAAATGGTTAAAAGCGCACGGTTACGGCAATATTTTACCTCAAAGGTTTACAAATAAAATCGCAAGGGAATACTTCGACTATCTGCTTGTTGATCGAAAATACAGCGGAAAATCTCATAATACGCAATTAGGGATTTTGAAAGCGTTTTTTAACGGGATCATTGAGCGGGATCAGGAAAGCTATAAATCAAATCCGTTCGTAGGGATTAAAGAATTGAAGGAGGATCACGGGAAAAACTTTCCTTTTAGTGAAATGGAAAAAGACCTTTTGAAAAGTAAATTTGAAAAAAATGATCCTCATTATTATGCTGCATGCATGTTCGTTTACTTCTGCTTCCTTCGTAGGAGTGAATTAATAGAATTACAGGTCAAAGACATTGACCTTGTTAAAATGACTGTTACTGTGAGCTCCCTGAGTGCCAAAAATAGAACCCAGCAATCCGTAACAATCCCACGGGCAATGGAATCAATTGTCAAGTCTATGAATTTAGAGAATTTCCCTTCTGATTGGTATGTATTCGGGAGGTATTGCAAGGTAAGCAAGGATAAAACAAAGAAGCCTGATTTCTTCAGTTATAAATTCAGGATAATAGCCAATAAATTAAAGATTGATAAAACGAAAGGCTTCTATGCCTTTAAGCATTCGGGAGTGTGCGCTTTATTTACGGCGACAAAAGATCCTTACGTAGTCATGAGTCAATGCCGACACTCTGATATTAAAATCACAATGATATACCTTAGATCAATGGGGTTGACAGTTAGCGAACAGGTGAGAAATGCCGACTTTGGGTTTTAATAAAAAAACCGGAAATTTACGGTTTCCGGTTAGTCCGTCAGTGTCTATGATCCACTGACGTTTTACTATGAAGCAAGGCTTTAAAAGAGTCTCAAAGATATATAATTTTAAATAAAACTTGTATATAATTTTCGAGGTTTTATGTAAATATAAAAACCTCAATTAAGAGGTTTTAGTAAATTCGACTTGACTGATCATCACTTTTTTAATTGCTTCGATATAGTCATTTACGGCATCTTCATATTTTTTCGGTATCGATTTTCGCCGTATGTTTTGCCGCGATCCGGTTAAATGGGTTGATAATTTACCCCAGTTTATGATGTCTTCGGCTTTCATATTACATTATTTAATCAAAATTACTACGGTTTGTCGGTTCATATTAATTTACCCTATAAGATACTTCGACATTTCCAGCTTTATTATAAAAAGATTCTCCTATTCTAAGGTCTCTAACAACTGTTTTATAAAGATGAAACTCCTTTTTACCTTCAATGTTAGCTTTTTGGATATTCCAAAGATTTGAGTTATACTCATCTCTCGACTCCATTTCTTGCTCAGTTCTGTAAACGTAAACTTCTTCTAAATATGTCCGTTCGATGTTGTCTGAAAATTTCATAAAATTAAAATTTAGGGTTAGCAAACATATTTCTTAATCCTTTTAGTATATTATTTTGTCCTACTTCGTTAAGTTTTTTAACGTCATTAATATTTTCAACGGAGAATAAACCGAAGTCAAAAGCTGTCATCATAATGTCATTGTTTGATATTAATTTTTCGTTTAGCGCTTTTTCGATGTTTTCTAGAGTTGTCATGACTTTGTGCTTTTATTGTTATTAATTATGATGTAAATATACACATTTGTGTGATATTAATACTATGATAAAAGTCATATTTTACATTTTATTTACTCATTTGTGTACATTTTGACGAACGTCATTTTTTAGGGGTAAAAACGCAAAACCCTGCGAGATTTCACATCTGGCAGGGAATCACCTACAAACTAACTACTACTAAACTACTATCTATGAAAATTATAAAAGAAGTATCGAAAGAATAAGGGTTGAAATAATACTCCCGCCCGTTATAAGAATGTTTTTCTTTTGCCTCCTAAAATCTGCAACATCGTTATTGTATTTTGTTTGCCATATGTAGATGGCGGAATCCCTTTTTACCACCTCTGAAATTAACTTTACTTCGTGACGTTTTAGCGGTTGGATAATTGAATCCTGATTTGCGCTTATTGTTTGCCATATCCTTATATCTTCCTGTAATTGTTGTACAATATGGGTTGAATCGCATGGAAGGGTAACGATCTGGATCGAATCGTGTACTTTGGGTTTTACTCCGTATTTGGAAAGTAGCCTTTTCAGTGAATCGTTTTGAGTTTCTTTGATTACAACCACGACCTTTAAGGAATCGTTTTCCTTATTGATTTTCGGGTCCGGCTTGATGATTGGATCTGACACAATGGTGATAGTCTTGGGTTGATGAATGAAATACCCAGCTATTCCCGAAGTAACAATCAAAAGCGCAATTAATAAAATTACATATCCGGTTTTCATATTGGCAGCGAATAAAGTGCGAGTTCTTTTTTTCGTCTTATCTTCAATCCGGGAGGCTCATTTCCGGCACGATCATGAACGTATGTTTCAGGCCAAATAACTCTCAACATTGGATCGTCTGAATTCGCTTTTATCCTTTTAAAAATGTCAGACTTCATGAAATTTCCGATACCGCAATTATAGATTAAATCAATACAGGCGTCATACTGATTTTGATTAAGATTTAAACCAAGCGTATTTAACTGCCTTTCACGTTCTGCCAGGTCGTAAGCAAGCATAATTTTTGCCTGATTCAAAGTTATTACATCGCCCTCTTTGACATCTTTGGTGTGACCAAATCCAATGGTCCAAATTCCGCCAGTGTCTCTGTAGGCTTTCAATCTTACACCTTCGGATGATGCTATCAAGTCAATTCCCTTCAGTGAGGTTTTCATTTTCCTTTGTATAAAGTTTGTATGTCTTTCGATATTTGATTATAATCTCTGAGTAGCTCGCATTTATCATTTCCGCACTTAGCTTTGCACCCATCAGGAATGCACTGTCCCATTTGATCTTTGATTTTTATAAGCTCTAATTCGAGCAATAATATTGACCGTCTCATTTTGAAAAAAATAAGTAAGTTATTACAATACATACTAATATAAACGCAGCAAAACCCGCCCGTGGAGCTAAAAGATAAATTTTACCCCATAATTTTAACGGGATATTATCAAAATAAAGCAAGTCTACCTTATCCCTCATTTCCTTTGTGGTCTCAAGTTCGCGCCTTAATACTTCTGTCATGTCTTGCTTAAAAAACGATCTGTAAGCTTCAAGGATGTTGTCCTCTTTGTTAAATTTGTCCATTTCTTCTGCTGTCATTTCGTGCGTTATAATTTTGTCACTTTGATTTTCCATGTTCTCGAAGGCTTAATGCTGTTGTTTATATTGTTATTTATTTGTAGACAAGGTATTGGCTGAGGTCTAAAAAACAATTCCGGCCCCCAAAAATCAAATTCGATTGCGCTTTTTTTTTAGTTATTTCAGATATCCCGTTTATATTTTTGTAAAATTCAATCTGTTCATCTTTTGTAAAAACTTTAGGAATAAGGGTTTCTACAGCCTTATTTAGCTTTTTTGTAACGATAGTGTTTTCGTTGCCGGTTTTTTTAACGGAATCAACATTTGCCGACAGTGTTTTTATGCTTGCGCTAATTTCAGTTAGTTGTTTTGAGTAGTCTTTTTTGTCTCGATTATTGTCAATAAAAAACACGGCAGCCCCCCAAACTAGAGGAGTTAAAACGGTTGCTGTCGCAAAAATCCATGTAAGTTTTTTATCCATTTTTGAGATGTTAAAAAGGCTGGACACTTGACCAACGCCCAGCCTTTAGTTTTTTACTTATTGACTTGTTTCTTTTTAAAGTAAAGCAAGTATGATGCAATTAACTGATACACGCTGTTCGCTTTTACCTTTGTAATGTTCCCGATAATTTCAGACAAAAAGAAAAGGCCGGTAATTACATAGGTTATCCACTGATATTTAACCAGCAAATTTGACACAAATCCCCAAATTCCCTCAGCAATAATAGGGTTAACTACAACAGTATCGCTTTGTGCGAACGTTGCAAGCGATAAAAAAATACATGCTACAAAAAACAAAATAAACTTTTTCATAAAATTGATATTTAAAGGTTAATAATTACTTTATAAAGGCCCCATTCTGCCATACCCCTCCCTGACTTTTTGTTACTGTCGTAGATCGGTTCCAGACATTAGCCGGATCAATGCCCGATTCGTTGCCCGTTAATGCTGTGGCGTGATTTACTGTGCTAGTTGGGATTAATGTAGTACTATTTAAATACGGATCAACCACGACAGAATGGGTATCATAACCTAATGCTTGCCATTGCGCGAAGGTTAGATATTGCACCGTCCCGCTCGAATTAGTGTAAATGAATAACGGGTTACCACCTACGCGATAGTAAACATTGTAATCACAATCTAATCCTTGCGAGGCTTTATAGTCCGCAAATTGCAGCATATAGGGCCGTGTTCCTGTCGAGTAAAAGATGTTGTTTTTGATTACAGTATTTGAGTTTTGCGTTCCTGAGTTGTAACCAGCCTCTGAGGTTATAAATGCCGGATACGATAACGCTAGAGTTTCATCGCAATAAAATGTATTATTATAAATCCGTGTATTGCGTTGACTTGCGATAGTCACAGATTCTTTTTGACTGTTTTTAAAAACATTATATGAGATTATGCCGGATGAATTATCGTAGTCGGTCCCTTCGAACACAATCGGCTCAACTGCATTATCGAAAAAGTTGTATTTGTATATATTGTTTTTCGAAAACCCTACGTAAAACCCATGTGACATTCCGGAAGAAAGATTTCCTATTCCGGTAAGTTTGTTACCAATAAACTCAACCCCGTCATAGTGATTATTCGAACCTGAAGACCCCTCGCTACCCACAGCAATAACATGAGGCCCGGTGTTTTTAAACGTCACAACGTTGTATTTAAATTTGCATGTTTTTGCGCTTGTTGCACCCTCGGCTGTAAGTAAATCGTAGGTGTTTGTATAATTACCATCGATCTGACAATTCTGAATATCAAAACCCGTGTTTGTGAACTTTAACGGAGCGGTTGATATGGAGGCGTCAGTTGATAGTTTTTTGTTTTGAATTGAATTACCTAAGCTTGTGAATGGCTGGGTATAGGTTGTTTCGCCTGTCGAAGTGCTTGAAAACGCTCCTATGTCCGTGCCGTAACCCTGATCGCTTGCGGCATTCTTAAACGCACTGCCTGACGTTAAATGAAGATAATTAATGACAGGCAAAGATCCGTCTGATTGACGTGATGACCTTAATTGAGATGAATCTAAAGAAACAAAGTCGCTCGAATTTGCCGTCCTTATGTTCCAGCTATTTGTTGATAATACAGCGTTCGAAAGTACATTTGCCCTATCAGAATTTAACCCGTTTGCGCTTCCATTATATTTGTTTGAGTAAAATAGATTATTTTTAATGTCGTGAGCATTGTTTATTCCTCCTATTGTAAAGTCAATTCCAAATCCTGAATAAATAGATGAATTTAAATTGCCGTTCCCGTGTGCGGTACAATTGTATATTTTTATTTTTCCTCTTATCGTGTTATCTGTAAATCCATGAGCGTAATTATATGAAGAAACGCAATTTGTAACAGTTCGGATAAACGAAGTTGTTGTTGTGTTTGACCACCCTAATTTAAATCCGTTACCATCACCGGCTTTCGTTGTATGATCTGCCCTGAATCCATTTTTATACGACCAGCAATTTAAAAATATAACGTTTTCGTCGTTGTCGCTACAATCAAAACCATCATCACCATTATGCCAACTTCTGCATGCTGTCAAAGTTGATGTCCCGGACGTTGAGCCGTTATAACTTGGGTAAATTTCTATACCATCAGCATCACCGTATGATGCAGCACCGGACTGACCGTAATTTTCATGAAAGTCGCAATTGATCCATTGTTGATTACTTCCATCAAATAACGCACCTAGTCCGTTGTTGTAAAAATCACAAGCTTCAAAAATATTATTATCTGAGCCGTTGCCCACGCCACCACCCCAATGAGCGTAAATGCCTGATGATAGGTTACTACCGTTGTAATTTCTCATTGTAATGCCTTTAATATGTATATAATGAGCATTTTTCATAGATATTCCATTTGCTGCCGATCCTGCCCTCTGAAAAATTGGCTTTTCGCCAGGGTAAGCCCAAATTTTTATTAAATTTCCTTCACTACCTGTAATATCCATTATATTTTGCTGGGTTGTATATGAATAAGTACCTCCCCGAAAGTATGCTGTTTGGCCTGGTTGAATTACAGATATGACCTTATTTAAAGAGTAGAAAGGGGATGATATTGTACCGGCGTTTGAATCACTTCCATTGGGGGCGACATAGTAATCGGCTACACTTGAATTTTGACCGCTTCCCTGTGTAACCGTCATTGTTTGCGCTGACATTCCGGTTCCTGTTATAGTAACCGTTCCGGTTCTTTGTGATCCTGTGTTCTGTGTTGCTGTGACCGTTATTGTAGAATTGCCGCTTCCAGTTGTTGTACCACTGCACCACGAAGGATATGATATAGCAAATGAAACGTTGGAAGTAATATCGAAAGTTCCGGATGCTCCGTTGGCATTTGATAGGGTTCCGATTTGAGTAAAAGTAAGTGATGCCGTGAATGACGATCCGTATTGAGTTACAAGTAAAGAATCAGCAACGGTATTGTTAAGATTTTTGACGACTATATATCCTGTTCGTGTCGATCCTGTATTGTTGGCAGCGATTGAAACGTGAACACCCGTTGCGTCTATGGCCGATCCGATGCCTGAATTTTTGGAAGGTGTTACCCATACCGGAACTTTAGTAATATGCCAAGGTGTATTTGTTTCCGTAAATACGTTAAACCAATCGGTTTGCGATGCTGTGGGTGCAAAAGGATCAAGATAATCAATGTCGATTGTTTGAGCCGGTATCCCGTCTGCCTGACTAACAGCCACATTTTGACTCGTTACGCCCGTTCCTGATACGACAATGTTCCCACTTCTGAAGGCTCCTGTATTTCCTGTTACGGTTACGGTTACAATTCCATTGCCGGTTCCTGACTTTGGGGATGAGTTTGTAAAAGATAAATCTGTTACGCTCCACGGTCCGTTTGATTTGATGTGAACAGTATCAGATGAACCGTTGGCGGAACTGAATTGAGATAAATTGCCTGTTCGCAAATAAGGAGTTGGGGCTGATCCTGCGGACTGGGCTACTTTAATCCAAACTTTTTTAGTTCGTGTCCCAACTATTCCTAAACTATCAATTCTTTGCGCGCCTGAATTAGCCAGAACGGTTACGGTCACATTTAAATTACCGTATCCTGACATATTTGAAATTGTAACCCAATCGGGATAATCAGTTATCAGCCACCCAGTATTTGATTTTAATTTAAAATAATCATTATCCCCTGCGGTTGACGAATAGGTTTTAAGCCAATCAACTGTTAACGAGTTTTGGGTCGTTGTTTTATGCGCCTTACCACCGGATTTAATGATCTGAGCGGGAAGAGGGGATGTTATGAATAGTAAAAGTATGAGTAGGTTTTTCATTTTGGTAATTTTAATTTAATTGCATTTGCAAAGTTTTGTCCTAACTGAAAATATCCTGCATCCGTGTAATGATAAGCATCTACCTTTTCGCAATTATCATTATTTACCAATATGTTATGCGTATTTTTAACCGAATTGTTTGTTTTTGCTTGATTTACATATGGGTAATAACTATTTAAGGTGCTGGAATAAGTTAAAAGGCCATCCACAAACAAAATGTTGTTACCAAAGGCTGATCTTAACGAATTAATAAAATCACTTTCCGCAAGTTCATACGCGGCGGTAGTAGTTGGGCCAGCCTCCCCCTGCATCCATAAATCAGCTAAGTAAATCCAATTTCCAGACCCATAAATTGAATCCATCATTAAGATACATTTTGATATATATGTATGTGATTGATCATTTAGCCCTCCTGATACATGGATATTCCAACCGTTTGCGTCCCCTAATGTTAACGAGGTTCCGCCGACGCTATAGTTTAAATAGTACACAGGGACATTATAATATGACTGAAGTGCTATTGCTGTAATACATACAGGATTAAGTTTTGCATAAGTATTACCTCCACTGTTGGCGTAGCTTGGCGTAGTGTTTAATGTCTCAAATTCATTTTTAGGGGTGAAATTTGGACTACCATCAGCATTGTAAAAGGTAAATGTTTTTATATTAGCATAAGAGCCTGAATAACTGGGGTTGTTGGATTGCGTGTAATCCAAGCTTGACCCTCCTACCATATTCGACTGTCCACGACCTGAAATAAAAATAGGTTTGCTTATAATAATCTTACTATTTTTTTTACAAAGATCGAAAAGAACTAAACCTTGAGATGTTGCTCCTATTTGGGAGCAACTAATCAAAATAAAAACTATTATTTTTTTCATAAATTTGCAGCCTTTACTCCAATCAAATGCTCACCTTGATAATAAATTTGACCTTTTATAAGATACGCCGCAGATGTAATAGTTTCTGTATGTTTTACAGTCCAACTTATGCCATCGTTAGATTCTTCCCAGGTCATAGTACTTCCTGCGTGTTTTATTTTATAAAAATTATGATCTAATGTGATATAGTCAACTGGCGCTCCGTTTATTACTGTTATATAATACGTGTTTGTAAATCTATATCCATTGTACGATGCGTCACTATAAAACACATATCCACTAGTCAACGAAACCCCGCATGCTGTCATTCCGTCTGCTGATACTGTAGGTTTAGGGATTACAACTTCGAAATTACTTGTTAACGAAAAATTATCGTAAGCTAATTTATTTGATCCTGTTGTTAATACCAGATCGTGGGTTGTGGTGTTCATTGTTAATCCGGATTGGATGTTTTGCCAATCCATGAAAGTATATGTTATTGAAGCCGCCACATTATTAGTAACACTCTGACTAGTAAAATCAGTCAACGCCCCATTATCCGTAGCCAAAGCATTTGAAGAACTTGCGCTCAATGTGATTACATCACTCGAAATAAAGGCCACAGTCGGAGTAATTCTAATTTTATTGCTTACAATCGAATAAGCAAAAGTTTTTGAAACTCCTCCCACGTAAAGAGTGATACCAGAAGTACACGAAGCAACATTTTTACTACAGGTAATGTCGAGGTAGGTTCCGTCCGTGCTGGTTGCGGCTGAAGTAAAGGTCATGCTTGTACCGTATGTTGTTGCTGATACGGTAGAACTTGCATTCGAATTACTGTAAGTAGTTCCGTTTCCAATCGCCGTCCATCTAGTGTCGTATCCACTCCCTGCGGTTAATCCTGTTATTGCCTGACTTGTTACGGTTCTAGCTAAAGTTGAACTGAAGTTAGTCCATGTGCCTGAACTGGTTAATTTATAATCAAGGGATAAATAACTTGCGTTTGCATCAACTCCCGAAACATTTGCGGTTAATCCTGTCGAGGAAAGTTCGGTAATTGCACCGTTTGTTGGGGTTGAAAGTTGAGTTAATGCAGAGGTAACTGCGTATGAGGTTACCGTAGCGGAATTGCCGTAATTTCCGTCTGTCGATCCTCTAGCGTATATTCTAAAATCTCGCCTTTCCCCTGTTCCTAAGCCTGTTATATCATATTGCGTTGTATTATTTGCAAGATTAAAAGATGTGCCCCATGTATCCCCATTATCTGTAGAAACTTGGCACGTGTATCCTGAATTGTATGTGACATTTGCCCAGGCAAACCGCAAACTAGACGTACTTAACGATGATCCTGAAGGTGATGGAGTTGATAATATGATTTGAACTATTCCATTTATCACATTTACGCCGCTAAAACTGGTTGCGCTTGCTCCCGTAGAACTATGTTTTATACCGTTTGATCCTACCGTATAATTAATAGATATTACATCGTTATAATTAAGTCTGCTTGAAACAGTAATTTTTAACGTATCTCCTGAAATTGCAACGCTTGAAATAGTTCTACTTGGCGAAGTTGTGAAATCGGTTGTAGCTGGAACTGAACCCGAATAAAGCGACTGGTTATATATTAAATTTATTACATAAGGATAGTTATTCCTGAGTACTGCGGAAAGTAAAGTAGGAGCTATCCCCGGCAAAACAAACGAATCAATAAGATTAAATTTGAACCGTGAATAAATTCCCGAATTAAATTTACCTCCTAGGAACGTGTATAGCGTCCCGTCAGTGGTTCCAATGTCCCGATAAGTGTTTGCAGTGTCCATCGGTGACCATTGGGAGGTATGCCAAATATGATAATTATTTTTACCAATAATTGAATAATGAGGTGCAAATCCAGGAACCGCCCCGGCTGTGTCAAGTCCTATATAAAGGTTCCCTGTCATTTGATAAGGCAGATACTCAGTGTTATAATCAGCAAATGATATATTTCCTGCGAATGTTTTTTTAGTTGAAGATTTAAGAGCCTTGTCGGTGATGTAGGTATTCAAATCAGCATTTCCCCACCAATACCGAACCGTGTTTTCACTTACATACATCCAACTTAAAACGTTTTTATAATTCAGAGTATTGTTATAAGTGCCTCCGATTAATTCCGCAATTGGTGAGCTTTGACTAAATGAAGGTGCGTGACCTTCAACTCCATCAGCAATCATCACGAATTGTCCTGTATAGCCAATTACAGCACTTGTAAAATCAAAGGTAAATGTTCTAGCTGTGGTTAGGTTTTGTTCTGTGTAGATGTAAAGCGAGTCAATTAAAAACGTATTTGCAGGTAAGGCTTTGTAAACGTATTTTAGGCCGGATGATGTGCCACCACCGGCACCTAAATGAACTCCGTTTGCGTAAATCTCGCCATCTTTATCAATTCGCGCCTTTACAACATTACTTCCATTTTTAAACTGCGCTATATCAGCTGTGTTTCCGGTAGTTAACTGAGCAATAAACGGCACTCCTCCATTCGCAGCTAGCGCGTATAATGCATTTCCGCTGCTGGATTGAAAATCACCCCCTATTCCGCTAGAAGACGTCCCGCGAACAGCTGTTCCACTTGTTGATGAATATCCATGCACTCCAATCCCTGTTGTTGTTTCTCCATGCACTCCCCACGTACTTCCGTATCCTAAAATTCCATATGTTGACGAGAAATTAGTATTTTCTCCCCCTGTTACTCCCGTAAATGTAGCTCTTGAATTCCAATTAATCCGAGTAGTTTTTGTCGGGTTTTGCGTTCCGTAATACGGAAAATGATTTATTCCACTTCCGGTTGAGTCGGGAAGGTATTGAAGTTTTAAACGCGATTGATACTGAGTATAAAAATACCTTGCGCTGTCCCATGCCAGATGCAAATTGGGCGTACTGGTTGAATTAGTAACTGTCCCGGTTATCCCGTATGTGTTGGTAAAACCGAATGATGTCACCGTGCCCGAACCGCCGCCTTCTGGAATCGCATTTATTAAAGCTCTGACCTGTGCCTTTGTGATTAAACTGTCAGGGCCCTGAAGATATAAAGGCGATTTTGTTACCACATTAGCTTTTATCATATCGCTTGTGGTGTATGTCTTTATTTGTTGGCCATTGGCAATTGAAGAAACCAAAAGAAATGGCAGTATGAGTTTAAAAATTGTTCGCATGATATTTGAAGTTTATTTTTAATGATCCGCCTGAGATTGTTACAAATATTGTAGTCGCTTCAATGCAGTTTATGACATAGTTTTGATAGAAATCTGAATCAATTTCAGTTTCTTCGAGGATGTCAGATCCTCCCGAACCAAAGCCGATTTTAATTACAGGAGTTCCTGAAACCTTTACGCCTTCTACAGCTACAATCTGCGATCCGGCCTGAAATGTCCGATTGAATGTTGTGTTTTTTGTCCCTTCTTTTAGTGTCAATAAAAGATTGTCATCTATCAAACTTGCGGCTGAATCAAACACATCGCTGAAATCGCTTTCGGTTGGTTTGTAGCCTGTGACAAAAGTCCCTTTTAAAATATTCCTGCCTTTTTGTGCCATTTTACCTTAGTATAAATGTTGATCCTATTGTCATATATCCTATACCGCCATTAACCTCATAGACTGTTATGTCCTGAATGATTTCGGTTTTAGCGGCTGTATAAATCCCCTGAATCATTATTTTGATTGTTGCGCCGTCCAGTATTCTTGTGACCTTTGAGATTGTGGCCCTTTTTTCCCAGAATTCCAGATCTTTGATGATGGTGTTTGCCAATGCAGAAAAGGCTTTATTGATTGGCTGATCCAAATATTGAAAAAGATTACTTCCAAAGGTTGGCATGAGTGGAATAGATCCGGGAACGGTTGTTAAAACAATGGCCCAGCATTGTTTTACGTCTTCAACACCTTGAACATATTTCGTTTTATCTGCTATGTCGATACTGTAGTCGCTCATGATTTAGTCCATTTACCTTGATCTTTACCAGTGACCGCCGTTTTTAACATTGTCTGAAATACTGAATTTGCACCGTTTCCAGGTTCGGGAATTGGAGCGCCGTTTATGATTGAAAGAATTGCTTTAATGACTTCGTTTTCTCCATTTGTCTCAATCGAACCGCCCGAGCACAACTGGACATTAAGCTTATGAGTTGAAACTATGTACTGAATTATTGTTCCGTCTTCGAATTCGATTCCCTGAGTATTTTCATCAGCCCATGATGGAGGCGTGTCTTGATCTGACCAAATAGCTTTAATAATTTCCCCTTGTTCGCCGTCAGGATGCATCAAAACGGCTACCTGTGTTGTGACCGCAATAGGTACAAAATGTTTATTTCCTTTTGTGGATTGTGTGGGTAATGATAGCCAGCCAGAAACTATATCTATTTCGTCAAAATGCACACGGGCCAAACCCTTTGCATTATCAACCTCACATATAATTCCGTATTTTAGCATTTAAGTACGTATTTACTTCAATAATACAAAAAAATTAATCAGTTCGTAAGTTTTCTTCATAATCTGTAACATTAGGATCAACCGAAACTGTGGAGGCTGATTTTGATTTTGGTACCTGCTTTGGTTTTAGTATGGTTCCTGTTTTCCTTACATCGATAGAAGTTGTATAGGCGCTGTCACCCGTAACCCTGTGAGACGAGGTTGTGATATGATATTTTCCTGAAAGGTTTCTGAAACCTGTTAAATCAAAATTCACTCCTGACACAAGTTCAGGATCACCCGGGAAATCATTGATTGTACCTGATTGTTTATACCTATTCTTTTGCCATAATCCGGCCTTTACTTTAGCTTCTGCCATCCTACTTGAAAAGGCACTACCTGAAACAATTAACTGATCTTTTTTGGCTGTCTTGTTATCGGAAATATCGGACCATTCAACAACGGCTGAGGTTTTGGAATTCCTGACAGACATCTTGGCTGATTGGTATGTGTCGTATGTTTTTTCTTTAAGCGAGAAACTCGAAACAATACTTTTATCAATTTCCTTTACAGAAGGTGCGTTGTCGAGATTATAAATGGAAGTGAAAACCATTTTATTTCCACGGACTGAAAAGATAAAACCGTATTCTTTTGCAAGCTCTGAAAGAAACTCGAGGTCGGTTTTTTCCTCTTGGGTTTTACGTGGCATGTTGATTTGTGATAACATTGAACTGGTATCATCAACCAAACTAAAACCATGTTTTTTGCAGAAATAAAGTGCAACCTGGCGAAGTGTTTGTTCTTCGAATGCCTTACTATTTCGTGTTCGTAATTGCTGGGTAATTCCGGCGGCAATGGCTTTAATTTCGATCTGATCGGGTGCGCCTGTGAAGGTTATTTCATCAACCTGGAAAAGTCCACAGTTTACAAGCTTATCGGTATAACCAAGTAACAATTCAACTGTATCACCTTCTTCAGGATACCAATCACCAGACCATAATCCTTCGCCGTCATCTAATAACAGATTGATTTCGTCAGAAGATTCTTCTTCGTGATCGGTATAGGTAACTGAATTTATAAAACGTGAAATTTCATCAGTAATGTTTTTACCGTTCCAGTTTACTATAATCTTTGCTTGCCTGGCTATTTCCACGGTGGTAAATTCTTTGAAATTATGGTTGAATCAGTATTGTCGATGATTGGAATTATCAGGATAGTTCCATCAGGTAAAATGCCATCTAAAGGAACATTTGGATTTGCTTCAACAAGGGTATTAATGCCGGACATATTACCATACATTTTGAATGATATCAAGTCCCATCGTTCGCCTTGTTTTGTTCGATAGTTAAAGCTTGCCATTATTTACCTCCCTCTCTTGATCCTATGAATGTAGCGACTGGGACAGAAGCGCCTTTTAAATGATTAACTGCCAATGTCAGATCATCATTTGCACTCATTAAGGAAACAAAATCATGAATATCTGAAGCGTCCTTCACGGCAATGGCTGCATTTTTGCATGATGTTAATGAGCTTTGAAGATAGATTGCCCGGTAAATGACTTTTTCGGTTGATACTACTTTTGCATTCGCAGCATCATAAGCGGCAACGGCTTCATTTGCCAGCTCCGTAATTCTGTTATAATTTACAGTTGTCGCCTTTGACCTTGCTGATACTTCTTTGGATTTTATAATTCCGGTGTTAATATCATTTTGCAGACTTGCTGCAATTGACTTCATGGGAGCAACCGGAACTTCTTCAACGGGTGTTTGGCTTTTTAAAGCGGCGCCTTCTTCTTTTATAGTTGTTGCGGTCGTATTGTATTCGAGTAGTTTAATGCTCGCTGCAATGGCTGAGATATAACCATTATCAGAGGCCCTAACATTTGTCCGGGATAGGCTGGTAATTACAAACCGTCCATAATTGGTCCCGTCTCCACCGGTTAATTGTAAAACATTTCCATTTTTCCGGTATAATTGCAAGGCTTCAATCTCGCTTTCAGGATTGCAAAATTCATCCCTAAATTCAATTGAAAGATCGTATTCAATAAGTTTTTCGCCTGTCTTTTGAATAACCGGTTTCCCTCCGATGATTGGAAGTTGAGAGTAATTTGTCTCAAATGATCCTGACCAGGATTGAGGTAATTTAATACCCTCAAATATGTAGTCTCCAAGTTGTAAAAACATAGTTTATTTATTTGCAAAAGCTAACCGTGCGTTATTGTTTTGGTGCTCTTTCATGATAGTCACTACCTCGCGCTTATTTGCTTTCAGCATGTCCGCAAAGGCCGCTTTGTCGCCTTCTTTTACAGGGCCATTGATGATGACGTTTGGACTGTAATTTAAACTTGTACCTCCAATTGAATTACCGGGCAATGCTTTTGAAGCCAAAGATTTTGAAGCGTCAACTCCGAGACTTGTTCTGAAGGCTTCAACTTTTGCACCCATATCAATAGCCCACTTCGCGCCTGTTAATTTACCAATGACTTTTAAAGCCATGGAGACGGGGGCGAGTATCCATTTGAGAATATTGCCTCCGAACCGTTTTAATGCAGCAATGGCAGTGTCCCAATGTTTCACCATCCAAATAATGCCAGCCACAAGCGCCCCAATTCCAACAATAATTAAACCGATAGGGTTTGCGGTCATTGCAGCATTCCAAAGCCATTGAGCGGCGGTAACTGCATATTGCCAAACCGTAAAGGCTTTCATTGCAAAAGTTCCGGCGGCAAAAGCCATGACATTTTTACCTTGTGCGATTGCTGAGAATAATGTCGCCTGATTATTTATCCAGGTTGCAGCGGTCGCGAGTTTGGTATATGTCCAAAATGAAGCATAGGCGCCGATAGCTAAAGTGACAATGTTTACTAAAGCTTTCATGTGATCGGCTGCAAATCCAATAACATTACCAAGTAAAGACAAACCGCCTGTATTTTCGTTTTGAGCAATCAGGATATTGTCAAAGGCTGATTTCATTTGAGCCAGTCTATTAATAAATGATTTACTATTTATATTCGCTTGATCCTGTGCTTTATTGGTATTCTGAATTTGTCCCTCCCAATCTTTGTACATTGGCAGGTTTTTAAGCAAAATGGTTGCGGCGGTTATGTTTTCTTTTCCGAAAACCTTGACCATGGCAGTTGCGTCACCGCTTATTTTCTTAAGTTCGGTTAACCTTTCGATGAGGGGTGTTTGTGAATTCATTAATTTTGCCGTGCTCACCCCGTAGGCTTCCAGGTAGCGCCGGCCTTCTTTTGGTAATCCTTTTGCGGCTGCCATGGCTACCAAGATGTTTCTACCAGCAACCCCGATTTGTTCTTTCTTTAACTTCTTTCCCAAAACTTCAATGAGAGCAACCGATTCACCTAAATTGACATTGGCACTTGAGGCGCTGGCTCCAAATTCCTGCAAAGCGGTTGAAATGTCAGCCGTTCGAACATTGCCCACAATTTCACCAGCCGTTAAGATGTTTACAGATTTTGCAGCATCTTTGGCCTTTAAATCAAACTGATTCATAATAGTTGTGAGATTGTCGAGAGCTGGTGCAACTTCCATCCTGGCAGCTTTGGAAAGTGTCACACCGGCGGCGGTAATCATCCTTAAGCCTTTGGGATCGCTCAAATACTCTGACATATTCGAACCAACATTTTCAAAGGCTTTGGCTATTTCGTCACCTGATTTTTTAGATTCTTTGGCAAGGCTCATGACCTGGCTTTTCATATCCTCCAAACCCTTACCGGTTACACCGGTGACAGCACTTAAAGATTGGATCGCATCATCATATCTTTTAATCGCATCAAAACCCATGTAAGCAACCGAAGCAAGGCCCAAAGCCCCTGCCAGTTTGCCAAGATTTCCAACGGCTGAATTAATTCCTTTCCCGGTTTTGTCCGTTGCGGAAATAATCAAACCAAGTCTCATAATATCGGTTGCCATCGTTTAGAGTTTTTCAGGATCAATTAAAACTACACCTTTGGGGATTTCGTGAAATTGTTTAAAAAGACGTTCGCACGAATCGTATATATGCCAGAAGTCAACAACATTGTATTGAAAAAGAGTATCAAGTCCCGTATGAGTGAAGTGAGCTACAAAAACCACATCATCCAACGGGATTAGACGTTTTTTGAGTTTTCTTCTTCAGCTTCTTGTTGAGTAGGCTTCGAACCTCCAAATTTTGACATGTCGGCATCATTAATAAATGCCACAACTTCAATAACCTCATCATCATCAAAGCATTCTCCAAGATCTTCCAAAAGAGTAGGCATTCCGTTAATACGTACCGCCTTAATTCTGTTTCTTAGTTCGTTTCTGACATTTAATTCCTTTGACTTTTGATTTTCTTCATTCACAGTGCCGTTTACTGTTCTGTCGGCAAGTGATGAATTTGTGATTACCGAATCAATAACTTTAGTTCCTTTTTGAACGAGTTTCGTTAGTACGATAGTTTTGTCGAAAGAACATACGTGGGTAGCTTTAACGCTACCCTCCGTAATCGACCTTTTAAAGTAGGTTGTTTCCATTATAATCCAAGGTTTTGGCGATATTTAGCAAGCATATCTTGACCATTGATTCTGAAGATATTGTTTGCGATATCTAGTTCAATTAATTCCTGACCATTTACGACTTCTTTGATGTATGAGACATCGATTTTAGTCTCAGATTCGGCATTGTCTTTGGGTTTCAAAGTGCCTAATCCGTAGTTGTTACAGGTTCCTTTGATGTAATAAGCGACCGGCTGTTCTTCAGTCAACCCACCATCAACGTAAACCTCACGCGTGGATCTGATCATGAAATCAACCACCTTTCGAGGGTCTGCACATGCGATTTTGATATCGTTGTTTGCTGATCCCCATTTGATGGTTGCTTCCATTGCATCAAATCCATCGAAGTATTTCATAACACCCATTACGCCAAGTTTCTTGTCTTCAGATTTCGAAGCCTGAATGTTTGGAAGTGTTATTTCGGTTGCCTGTCCATAAGTGCTGTTACCATTCACATAGACATTAGCATCCCTTACCTTTGCCATTGTTAATCCTGCCATTATTGTAAGTTATTAAGGAGGTTTTTATCTATTTTCGAGTAAAAGGTAATCCGTTCACCAGGAATTGCACCGACAAATACTTTCGTAAATGTGAGATGTCCGGCTGCGATTTCTGAAGTCGGATTCTTTGACTTTTCGAAATAGCATTTTGAACCTTCGATGAGAGCGCCCTTACCAATAAGTACATTAAAATACCCATTGACAGTGTTTAAGATGGAATCGATCAAAGCCTGATTTATTGGCCTGTCGATGAAGGGAAACATTGCAAGTTCAATGCTTTCGGATGTGATATCATCCAACCTTTGAACTGATTCGAATGTTCTTTCGTCAGAATTCACCGGAAAAGAAGCGTTCCGATTTCCCCACTCACGAAAACCAGTTCCGTATGAGTTTGCAATCGTAACGATACCGGCAGCATTCAAGACATTAGCTTCGCTGTTTATATCATTTATCGCAAAGGTTATCGGGGTTTCAAGTCCGGTTATACCTTTGATGACATGGTTTGACGAGGATGTCCAGAAGTTTTCTTCCTGATCGATACGGGCACGAAGACCGGCGGCGTATGCTGAATAGTTATCAACATTGCCATCGACATCTAAAATACCAGGATATAGAAGTTTTGCCCGTTTTTCGCTTGTATTCCAAATTCCCGATACACCCCTGGATGTTAAAGCGGCAGCAACTGTTATTCCGGTTGCGCTGTCTAAATAAGTAATGCCTTTGTGAAGTTCTGCGGCGGCAATTAAGCCAGCCTGAATACCGGCAACCGAAGAAAAGCCGGGAGCTATGAAGATTTTCGGTTTAAACCCGTAGTTTGCAAAAGCAAGTTCGAATTGCTTCAAACCTGTTCTAACTCCAAGGGTTAAAGCGCCAACAAAATCAGCAGCTACGGGCGTGGGTGTTCCGGTTCCAACACTGACAACTAAAACGGTTGCGGCGCCTTGTTTCCTGATTGCTTTTAAGGCTTTCGGAATTGTGCCAGTGGCTCCGAACTGCTCATCATCGACATCGGAAAGGCAAAGCTTCATGACGTTCACGTCACCTGAAGCGGCAGTTCCAATCAACCCAATGACAGCGGTCTTTACGTTATTTACCTGAGAAACATCGCCAGGTAGTTCAATAGTTTCGACTCCATGAAAAAAGCTCATTATTTCTGAGTTTTAGAGGGTTTTGTTTCTTCAAAATACCTTAAGACAATGAGCCTTTTTACATGATCACTGTCAGAAGGAAGGTCAATTGCAATTCCCTTATCGGAAATGTAATCTTTGCCGTCAATAGTGAAAGCAAGTAACCCGAATTTGTTCGTATAGTTTTTCATTTTAAGAATTTATTTCAAATGATACTTCGTTGAGATTAGCATTTTCAATAGTAAGCTTCGAATAAGATCCATCGCTTTCAGTATAGAAAATGTCTTCTGTTAATGTCAGCCTTTCGACTTCTGCAATGGTTGACTCAGTTGAAAATTGTATATAATAAATCCATTCATTAGGGCCCGATCCTTCCAGAGGTGAAAATGAGACAGCTAGAAACTTATCGCAAGTTTTGGGTTTATATCCAAGGATGATTTCAAAGATTTTCTTTTGAATTGCAAATATCCCGTTTGCGCCCCTGCGATTTCTGGCATGAATTTCAAGGCCTATCCTCATTTTATCAGGTTGCCGAACAGCATTCAAATGATCGGTTTCCGGATAATCTGAATTGTTGTACATGACATAGACTTTCGGTTTTGAAGTTGAAAGAGCTGCGACTTGTGTTTCAGGCAAAGGCATAACGTCAAAAAATACACCGGCTTTTGGTGTTTTGATACCTTCTTCATCTGTTACAAAGAATAAATCAACTAACTCATCTTCTAACTGTTCATATCTATTATTCATGCAGGTCGCAATAAGCTACGTAAGTTTTACCATCTACCTTTGTGACTACTTTCCTGACGTCCAAAATGGTCCCTGATACGGTTATTATTTCCAATGTGCCAGAATCAACAAGCGGTTTTAATGTCGGAAACTGCCCTTCGTAGTATTCGAATGAATACATGTAGGGATTGTAATCGAATTTATCATTATCACCGAGTTGTTTTTGCTGGTCCGGATTTTGGTATAGCACTTTTACTGACTGAGCCTGACCTCCTGTTGATGGAATCCAAATAGCAACATCTCCCATGATCGACTGGACCGTGGAAAACGTTGCCTTTGCTATGCCATCAAATATGCTCATTTATACGTCAGCTACCATTAAACCAGATGCTTTCAGAGCTGAGATAACCGCGTTTAGCTTTACTTTTAAAGCGTTTGCGAGTGCCTGAGTAGTTCCGGCGTCCGACCCGTTTACAGTAGCTTCAGCGGCTACGTTACCGATTTGACCGGTTGGAACGCAACAATCAAGTTTTATCTCAACTGTGGTGTCTGCCTGAATAGCTGCCTCATAAGCATAACCGGCAAATGTATTTCCGGCGGCTACGGTTGTGAATTTTTCAGCGGTTGCATCCCAATAGAGTTTTGCTCCCTGAGTTGCGGCTACATTTGCCTTTTCAACTTCATAAACCCCTTCCAGGGCTACGGAAGCTTTTAATCCTTCGGCTGCGCTAATTATAGCAATACCGACAAGAGGGCCAACAACAACAGGCGCCCCGGATTCGATACCACCGGCGGGAGCTGTTACGGTTAAAACCTCACCTTTTGCAATATAATTTTTCATTTATTTTTTATGTTGTGGAGGGTCAGGATCGCTGCCCTCCGGTTAAACAATTACTTTCCTGCATTCTTTTGCAAACCACGGAAATCAATAGCGGCTGCACCAAACTCACCGCGAACGGCAAACTTGATGGAATCACTATCGAAATCATCAGTACGTGAAGATCTCAAACCGGCCTCACCATTAAGGTAGGCGTAGAATATACCTTCAATTGCGCTAGGGTCTGCAAACAAATACCATGCATCGGCATCAGTCAAACGGGCCTCAGTGATAACCTCATAGGCGCCATTGAAAACGTTTACATCGCCTGATTTGGTAGCTGTGATACTTGTCATCAGCTTTTTGGCTGTGAATTTCAGAGCGTTCGGCACGACCAGGTATTTAGGTAATACTCTGATTTTTCTTTTTCCACCTAAAGCGGTTTGGCCTGCGAACAGAAGATCGGCGGCAATCAAACCAGCTTCTGCCAAAGCAGATCCGGCCCCGGTTGCAAGGTTTTTATGGTCGGCGGCTTGAAATAATGCTTTACCATCGCCCATATTACCGTTATCGGTAATCAATCCCCAAACTACATCGCCTTTGATGGTTTCCCAATCAAGAACAAAACGGGAAGGAATCAAATTGAAAGCTCCAAGGTCATCATTAATGAAAGCCTCGCGAGTGAATTTTATACCTTCGGCATATTTTTTCACCTTGATGGTTTCCTTACCTTCTACCAATTTACCGTATTTGATTTCACCACCTTCAACGATTTCTTTCATTCCGTTTTCAGATTCTACCTGATACATGCCTTTAGCACGGAAATCATTCACTGAAGTTTGACGGGCAATCATCTGCCAGTATTCGGGTGCGAAGTTGTAATCACCACGGAGAGCTTTGTTCATGACATTTTCCATCAGGATTGGGAAATCCGAGGTTGAAATATCACGTTTACTGCCAAAAATCATATCAGCCATTTCATGCCTTGATATGATTATAGATTTGCCGGTTCTTTCAGCATGCAGAACGTTTGCAAGTTCGGAAATAGAGTAACCTCTTAATTCCCTGGCGCCGTCTACTTTTGCAAGATCGAAAGCGGCCGGTGAGATACGGTGCAAAATAACATGTTCGGCCGCTTCGCGCTTTTTGTCGATGGCTTCTTTTCCAATTTGAAGACCGTTGGTTCCGTTAATTTTCGGATCGGTTGCGACAAACTTGGCTATAATAGCCTGACGGATTTCGTCAATCGGTTTGTCACTGTTGAAATAATCAATAGCTTCAGTATCGCTTAATTTAGCGGCCCGGGTTGATAAAAGAATCGCATCCATGCGAGCTTTTTGTTCCTTACTGCCTTCTTCGCGGATCTTTGCTAAGTCCACGTTTTCAGGTTTTGGAGGGGCCGCCTGGAATTCAGGATTTTCAGAGCGAATGGCTTCGACAGTCTTTTCGCTTTCGAATAACTCAACTGCTTTTTCGTCACCTAATTTGGCGCTTCTGGCAATCAAGATAATTGCATCCAGCCGAGCTTTCTGCTCGTCCGATGCTTTAGCTCGAATTTCTGCAATTGTCATTTTGTGATTTGTTTTTAAAAGTGAATTATCAATAATGATGGTATGGTTGCCATCAGTTTCTTTGGTTCGTATTCCAGAATTAGGATCGGCCTGAACAGGTGCAAAAGAGATTTCCCCCGGCTCCCAATCTACAGCGCGATAAGTTGGCGTTTGTCCAGGTATAACACTTTCGGGCATGTAGCGATAAACACTATATCCTACAGATATGCCTTTTACAATTCCATTTTCAATGTCAGCAATCAGAGCGTCATCAGCACGGGCGCCCAGTGTAATAACCGCCTTCCCTTCTTTGTTTGAAAAGGAAATGTTATCAGCCCTTCCAAGTTGCTCCATGGCCCGGCGTGGATAATGAGAATCGAAAACAGGTAAACCACCGTTTGCCCTTATCATTCTTACATGTAAAGGATCGCATGAAAGAACTTCATTAAACTCACCAATATCCCAATTATATTGCCTGACCGGCGTTTCCGTGGCAAAAACAACTTCAAAAGAGCGTGCAGCTTTGTTAAAAGTATTCTTTTGAATTTCAGCCCTTATATGCTGCATCGTGCCGGTAATTTCTTTAGTTGCTGGCATTGTTATTATTATTTGGTTCGATTATTTGAGGTAAAATGATTGATGAAACTGTAATTCCAAGCTCTTTAAGCCTGTCCATATCGGATTTATATTCTTCAAAGAACTCCTCAGGATCCCGGCCATCTTCGCGTAAGCATTCCGAAATGGTATTTAATCCTGATTGAATTTGTAATATCCTTGCGGTTGTTTCTTTAACTGGATCAAGCTGTTTAATTCTTGGAGCTGTCCAGTCAGTGCAGGAACATTCGAGTTTTCCCGAAATCAAACCAGCCATAACAGCGGCATCCATAAACCAAGACCATGCAGGAACGCAAATCTGAGGGACTAACATGTTGTATTGCCATTCCTTGAAATTGTCAATCACGTTCAATTGAGCCATTCTACCGGATGAGAAATTTACCTTCGAATAGTCGCCTGAAATCATTTCATAAGTGATACCGTAGGCAACTGCAATTCCCTGAAGTATTCGGGTAGTATAAGGGTCATAACCATCAGCCGGGGGAGGATTGCCGAAAGAAACCGTTTCCCCTGATTTTAAATATTGAATTATTCCGGGTTCAACACGTTCCAAAGGATCGGATGGATTGGCTATTTCGTCACCTGTTACGAATGCAGTAAAACAGGCAGCTACCTTTTGACGTATTAACTGAGCATCTTCGTAATCTGAGAAATCGGACATCTTCAAGAATGCAGCAATACCCATCGGAATACCTCTGACCTGACCAATCCTTAATATTTCAAAAGCGTGTAAGCATTCTGATTTTTCTATGAAAGTGCTTTGAAGTTTTGTAAAGAAACCTCCTCCGTCCGTAGGATGATTGTCGAAAACATAATAACCAAGTAGCCGACCTTCTTTGTCATACTTCACGCCAAGCCTACAATAACCGCCTTGTTCGTCAGAAGTTGTATCTCTGGTATGGTCAAGCTGATCACCTTCCAAAAGTTGTAATTTTATAGGGATTGGATTGGCCTTTGTTGGTTGAACACGGCGCTTAATGATGAGTACCTCGCCGCCTTCTGCAATTTCTTTCATTGCAAGTTTTTGCAAACCGTAAAAAGTATTCTTTTCGTACCAATCGCACTGGGTAGATTCGGCCCAGGCTTTCCAAATGGTTTTAACTTTCCTTACTTGGTTTTTGGTTCCGATGGGCGCCGGTCTTATTCCTTCGCCAACGGTATTATTTGAAATTGCCTGAATTGCTCTTTTTGCCCATCCGTTATTTCGTACAAATCCACGGGAACGGGATCTTAAGATCGTTAAAGCTTGTGAGATTTCAAGATTTGGCCCGGTGTTTCGTGATTGTTCCATTGATTTTCCACGGCGGCCTAACGTTGCAGCATCAAAAGAACGAAACCTTTCACGGGCTATTGCCCTTTTTAATCCCCATTCAGGACTGATCCATTCTATTGTTTTATCAATAAATTTCATTCGTATCTGATTGAGGTATTGTTCCTTTTGTAAATTCTGCAAATTTGCGCCGGGATGGTGCCTGAGATGGAAATAATTCAGCTTTCATGATACTTTCGGCCCTTAACATTTCGGTTAATGAATTGTAGATGACTGTTTTGTCACCGTATTTTACCGTGTTTGCACCTGAAGCAATTGCCGCCTGAAGAGTGTTAAGCTGATCTATTGTATATGCCACCGTAAAAAGAATTTATTCAATAATACAAATATTTTTAACATTTAAAGTATTTCGGTACTTTTTTACTTAAAATATGAGAAAAAATATATTTTCTTACCAAATGCTTTCCGAACTTCTTTTCTTTTTTACCTCTTCATGTTTGATTTTACTGGCCTGTGAATAGGTGTTTCCGGATAAGGCTTCGATTTGTTCCGGCTTCATTCTGTCAAGTCCAACGATAACAGAGGCGGCACGGGCATAGACACGGCAGTCTAAAGCTTCGTTTCGTTCATACCGTTTTTTCCATTGCTTTTTTGCGGGAATCCAATCTTCTGCGGTTATGGACTGAAAGAAATGCTGATCATATTGGGGAAAATGACAATAGCAAGGTTGTGAGATTTCTGTCTTTTCAATTCCTAGCCATGAATAAAGCTCATGTTTTAGATAGGTTGAACCGACATTCCAGATCTTAACTTTTCCTACTTTTTTGCCGTTCATCCTGAAATCTATCTGTTTTGGTGGTGCGTATGCCATACCGAGATTGTCCCGACCTTTGATAGGTATTACTTTTGTTACCGGATGCGTTCGACACCATGCATAAACCTCACTTGTGTAAGCTCCACTATCCACAGCCATAAGCTTAATTGACATTTCGAGATTATCCTTTCGTGTCCATGTTTCTAAAGCAACTTTGTCAAGTTCGGCCCATACTTCAGGGAGCGCCGTCTTTCCAACCAATACCCGGTAATCTATTGAATAGCTCTGTTTGTCTTTACACCATCCAACTATTTCAAGTTCGATTCGGTCTTTCTGAATATCTACGCCGGCAGTTAAAAAACATACTTCATTTGGAATATCTTTGTTGACTTTATATTCCTCTCTACGGTTGTAAAGGTTTTCAAATTTGGGAGCTTCTGAAGTTTCGGCCCAGGTTTCCCCAAGGATAGTATTAACAAAAACTTTCATTTCATTCGGATCATCCTTCGCCTTTTGATATTCCTCGACTATTTCTGACCATCTGAAAAATGCCGTGGGTGCGTAAAGGGAATTGATATGAAAGCCTATTCTTTTGTTACTGACTTTGTTTTTTATTTCAGGTACCCAGTCGCCGAGTGCCAGCATTTCCGTTTTGTGTCTTTCTTCGATGAGTTCTTTACAGTGAATGCATTGATATTTTACATCATCTTCATTACCGTCTTCCCATTTCAATTGCTCGAATTTTAGCTTTTGAAATACTCCGCAATACGGACATGGCACCTCATAATAATTCTGGTCAGTCTCTAAAAACTTTCTTTGAATAAGGGAAACACCTTCAATGGTCGGAGTCGAAACATAGTAGATTTTCCTATTCGGAAACATTCTGGTTCTTACTTTTGCCAGTCCATCGGCTGAGCCCTGACCTCCTAAGTCAGATGGATATTCGTCAACCTCATCGAGCATCACAAACCGAACGGGAATTGATTTTAATACTGCGGGGGAGTTTGCGCCTCCCATGTAAAGCACACCACCGGGAAATCGTTTTTGATTTATGGTGTTGTCGCCGTCCCTTGATTTCTTTGGAGCTACCCGTTCAGATAGTTCTTTGGAGTGCGCAATCATTGGATCGATTCTTATTTTAGAATTTCTCTCAACCGTGGAATCTGTTGGCATTAGCATTAACGTTGGCCCCGGGCAAATATGCATGATATAACCCAGCCAATTATTTCCGATTTCAGTGCCGCCGGTTTGAGATGATTTGCAGAAAACAACTTCTTTGTAAGGTGAATAAACCGAAAGGCAATCCATGATCTTTTTTGCATAAGGAGTGACAGAACATGAATAAAGCGAACCGCCCAAAAAGGATGCTTCAGGTGAAAGGAAACGATATTTTTCAGCCCATTGAGAGACTGTGATTATCTCTGTGGGCTTCATGCCATCGAATAAACCTTCGAGTAAGTCTAGCATATTTTCTTACCTCCCAAATCATTAAAAAGCTTATTCAATGAGTTCCGAACTTCAATAGCAATGATTTCATTGATCTTTGTAATGTCACTTAATCCGATGAGTTTTGGAGAAAGTTTACTTTGCATTGATTCAAGTTCGGTCCTGATTTCTTTTCCAAAGTCGAACAATTGAGAATAGACTTCTTTCTTGTTTACTAAAGTCCCTTCCTTTTCTTTGAATTCGAGTTCCTTTATTTTGGCTTCGTAGTTTATCTTTTTCCGTAATGCAGATTGATAGTCTGTCATTCCTGAAGCATCGATAAACGAATTATCCTGATGGTGTTCTTTGTCTTTTGGTGGTGGAGTTGAAATCGCTTTTGTTGCGAGAATCTTGTTTCCTAGTCCAGCCTCCGCAGCTTCTAATTTTGCAATCTCATAAATGATTTTCGGCTTTCCTGATTCATAGGTAACACCCTTTGAAATTTTGCCCGTTCTGATACCGTCTCGAATTGTTTTTTCTCCGACTTCCAAACGTCTGGCAAATTCACGAAAGCTTATTGTGTCGGATGCCATTTTATTTGATGGTTAGTTCCTCGCCGGTGAGTGCAAAATATAAGTTTTGGAGTTGGTGGGCAAACTCAATGGGGCCTGGAAAAGGAAAAGCAAATTGAGCATCTACAATAATCCTAAATTTTAGATCTTTTGTTTGTATTTGAATAAAATGACATTGCCCAAACCGCAACTCATAAATAGTGGTACAACCTATTGTTAACTTAAATCCTAACTTTAAAAGCCATTCTTCGGTTAATGGAATACCCTGTAAATTTTCAATACTTATACTATATAAAGTATCAGGGTAAACCTCTTTTCCATCCATAGTTGAAAATCCTTTAATAATTCTATGGGATATTTCAGAAATCCCATATCTGAACATAGCATCAGAAGCAATGTTTCCAATCCTTAATTCATTTGCTTTCATATTTCCGTAGTTGTTAAGTAAATTAAACTTGTTTTTATATCGAATATTTTTGCAACATCTTTTTTTACTTCTTTGTAAATGCCTTGAAAATCACATTTAACGATTATTTTTCCGTTGTTTTTGATGTCATCGGACTTAACAAGCTGTTCAAGTTCTTTGAGTTGCTTAAAAGTAGGGTTTGATTTAAGGATTACCAGGTGGCTTATTATTATGGCTTTCATTATTGCATTTTGTTTAATTCATTTTCGTATGCTAAGTGTGCATCGTCTTCATTTTTAAAATACCCTAAGTGTTTTTGTTTTTTATTTATCCATATTTTAGCTGTCCATTTTTTAGCACATTTACACCACCAAACACCTGTATATTGTGATGAATGAGGTATGTGTTTATTATTTGTATTTTCTCTATTTGTTATTATTTCCAAGTTATCAATTCTATTATCAGTCCTTATAAAATTTTTATGATTTACCACCATATCATATCCATTTGGGGTGTGATTCAAAAATGCAATAGCTACCAATTGATGAACTTGAAATGTATAATATTTTTTATTCTTATATAAACCAACTGTATAATATTTCCCCGTATTCAATCTTTCTGTAAATATCTTTTCATTTACCGTTCGCTCACCATCCAATTTCTTAACTTTTCTTTTTAATGATTTAATTCTACCTAAACTACTAACTTGGTATGAACCTTCAAATCCTTTTACATCCCTCCAAATTTCTTCTTGATTTTCCATAATAAAAACACCCGTCAAATACAAAGGCTTATTCAACTTAGCTGTTTAGCTATTTTGACAGTGTAAGTGACGGGATTTTTTAATGTTTTCATATAGTTGAATAAGCATTACAAATATAATGAATTTTTTGTTATTTCATACTATCTATATCAATATTTCTACTAAGCATATTGTATTCGATTACAAATACCTTTCTTTTCATCAATCGGATTCTTTTAGCTTTTGAGTTTCTATTCTCGCCTCTATATAAGGCTGTTTTTTGATACTTTTCTATTAAATCGGTATAAGCATTCATTTTTGATATTATAACCGTTATTTTGCTATTATCAATCGTTTTTAACGGTATTAGGGTTAATATGATTATTAGCAGTTTCAATTGTTCATTGCAAATAAAAACGCCTTTACCATTATTACAGCTAAAATAATAATAATTCCGTAAACAAAGATGTAGTTGAGGATTAGTTTTAGTTTCATAATCAATTAGTTAATGTCGATTTGTTATACATGAGTTGGGTATATACAAGTGTTACCGCCAATATTAAGACGGATACTCAGGTAACTCGATTGCTTGTCCTGCTAAGTGATGTTGACAATCTGATAAATATTGAATTTTACCTTCTTTGATAAATGAGTGACACAATTTACCCGGAGTAAAGTTTTGTAATAATGAGGGCGATACTGTTGGATTATCCAAATCCATATTAAAATCATGATGTCCCTGTTCGCTTCTTAATGCAAAAGCATGTTCATAACCACATCCATTACACCAATATAGGTATTGAGTTTTAAAAACTTTACCATCATGCTTGTATTCTACTTTTTTAATTTTTGACATAATTTTAATTTTAAAATGTTTAACAAAATACTGGCGGTAACCTCGTATAAACCAAATTACCCCACAGGCTCACACACCGCCAAAGTAACTTGAGTTTATACGTATCGTTAGGCGTAATGCTAACAGACATTCGTGCATGGTTCATAACCTATGTTTGGTTTATACCAATCATTACGCATATTTGTAATATGGTCGAAATTTTCTAGGCACATTACTAAATAATTTGCTAAAATAAAATCAGGAGTATTACTGTTATTTTCAGCACTAACTTTATTAATTGCTGTTGCGAAATCCTGAATCAATTGTGTCTTTTGTTCTTGTGTCATAAATTTTAGATTTAAAAGCACATACGCCTAACAAAGTGTTTAAAACATAGGCGGTTAGTGCGGTTATTAATATTTGTAATTCTATTTAAGTCCTGTATTGGTGGATAGGTAAGCGTTTTCAATCTCGCCTACGTTTCAAACATTTAACGTTATGCTTCATGCTGTGAAGCGGCATTGCTTTTAACTGGTTTTATAGTTAAAATATCATCTTCATCATATTCATAGCAATCAGGGCAATAATGTTTATCATCTTCTCTAATCCAATTTTCTTCGCTTGCATATTCCCATGCCGCTCCTTCGTAATTCCAAGCACAAAATCCTTGGTGTTCATCTTCGTATAACTTACCGCAGTTATCGCATTTTACTGTAAACATTTCTACTTTTTGTATCATAATATCAGTTTTAGGTTTAAAATTTAATTAAAGCACGAAAGCATAACCAAGCATAAAAGCAAAAAGGCGTTACTATATAACCTTTTGTTTAGTGGCTTCGGATTGAATTTACAGTACCTAATACATCCACTGCATTCCTTTCTGCTCTTATGCAAATCGTTAGCCACCATTTTAAAACAGCTCCGAGAATCGTTTCTCATAACCATATTTGGCGGTTAATTTATTGATAAGCTCGTTCGTATATTTGAATACTTCGCTTTTTGAATGCGAACAAGGTTCTACAATTAAACCAGTTCGCACATCAATCAACCAAGTATCATACGAATTACCTTCACCTAAAAAGTGTCCTATTTCATATCCAAATCCTGAATCCCAAACCACACGCTCGTTAAAATCAAAAACGGTGGCTAACACACGGTCATCAGCAATATTTGCCGTGCCTTGTGGATTATTTTCTGCTAATTTCGTCATTTGTTTTTCAATTTAATTTTTGTGATGCAAATACTGCTGATACCGTCAAACGTTACCTCAAAGAACAAACCTCTTTATCCTTAATATCAAAATCCAGTTTATCCAATTCGGTATAAATATAATCCCGCAAATCATGTATATTAACCCCGCTTTCTTTGCTCTTATCCAAAACATTCTTTAAAGTTGAGGCTTTTGTATGCCTGATTACTTCTTTTATCTTTAAATCTGATTTTTTCATATTCAAATTTACAAATTAAATCAATACGGCAAATATGTTATAAAGCATCTGATAATTTAAACCGCTTCGCCCAAATGTCCAAATTAATCATTCTAGCTTTCATTTCGGTTATTGCATAATTAGCCATATCGGTATCCATTTGAACTAACTTCCTGATTCTATTTGTCCAAAGTGTTGATAGTTGGTAAGTGGTTGTGATTTTAGATTTAAACTCAACATTTTGCAATAAGTGCTTTATTTCGATGTATTGTTTATACAGTTCTTTATCCGTTTCAATCCAATCGTACATTTTTTGAAGGCACGTATAAACATTTGAGTGACCGTTTTCGAAGTATTGACCGATTTGGCGGCGGCTTAAAAATGTATGTGAGCGAAGGAACAAAAAACAAAAGTGTCTTACCTTTGTAAATTCAGGGTGCCTGTCTTTTCGGTTTTCATACTGA